AGAAATCACCATTTATTTCAACGGTTTACTTGACACGGCTCTTCGCTTGTGATACAATGTATTCAGGGTCGAAGAAACCCAATTTCCCAAATAGGGGTACCGGGATGACCAAATTTAAGGTACCATCCCCCGAATGTAATACACGTAATATGGAATCTCAGGATTAAGACAGTATTAAGACCATATCGGTAATACACGTAATACAAGGATTGGAATTCATGGCAAAGAGCGAGACAGGATTTATCTACTTTATTCGTACAGAATCTTCGGACAGGGTTAAGATAGGATATACCGAGGGAAGTCCTAAGAGACGGTTGATCGAACTGTGTATAGGTTCTTCAGATAACTTAGTACTTGAGGGTGGTATACCCGACGGAACCTTCGGGCATTCGGAAAGGTCGCTACATAAGTTTTTTGAGGAGTTTCATATAAGAGGAGAGTGGTTCCGAAGGGAAGGAAATCTAGCACTGTTTATTGATAAGTGCGTGGAAGGGGATTTAGTATTAGCAGAAAAGCTATCGACGCCTGTCCCTATTCTAGAGACATTGAACCAAACAAAATTCAGTACTTTAAAATCCTTTAGAATCCCAAATGACCTTGTCGAAAGAATGGAAAGGCAGGTAGAGAACACCGGGGAGACCGCTAGCAAGATTATCGTAGACTCCTTATATCAGTACTTCGATAATTCTGATAAGGAGGGAAGATACGAGGCCCTTAATTCTAAAGCACCTGAGCCTTCACTTACTCTGGAGGGTATCCGGAGCATATTTGAGGAGTATCTATCTCCGAGACAGACCAAGACAAAGCCTTTTAAGGCTATCCCGGAGATTGGGGTCGTGGAAGATCAGTCTGAATCCGTTCCGGTCAGCATTCCGGCTGGACTAAGAAATATTCAAAGTCAACAACATTCTGCTCGGTGCGCGTGCTTTATCTGTAAGCCGCCCAAGGATGCGGTGGCCGAGCCTAAGAAAAAGAAGTGGGGGAAGAAATGACAGAGAAAAAGTTGACTCTTTTGGAAATCGAGATGTTAGAAGCCCTAATTGAGGTTCTTCACGCATACGCGGATTATGGAAAAGCGGCACTCAGAGATAGCGACGAGTATACCTCCCTTACTGCGGTACGTCGGGCTATCCGAAATGCGAGGGGGAAGAAATGAGCAAGTACCTTATACCTGACGGGATGCTCCAAGCTGGAAGAGGAGCGTATGACGCCTACGTGACAGCCGAAGAAGGTTCTCTCCGGATTCTAGAAGCTGGGGCAAAATGGTTGTCCGAAAATCCTATCGTGCCTACTCCCGAGCAGCTTCAAAGCATCGCAGATAAGAATAATCGGGGTAAGAGCTATCCCGAAGCTATTGAGATGTATGTGATCGGATTTCAGAAGATCATGCTCCTTAAGGCCGAGCCGGAGATGATCGGGGAAGAAACGGTCGGCCAGTTCTGCGCCCGTCATCAAACCATCGGTAAGGCTGTGATCGAAGCTTACCGGAGAGGAAAGGAATCCAAATGAAGTATGCACCCGAAGAACACCGGCAGATGCAGGAAGCCCTCCGAATGCACGAAGGGAAGATCGTAGATACCGTCGTCCTAGATGCAGACGGCGAAGGAACAAAGTTCACCTTCTTTGGCGGGGGAACGTACTGGCATAGGAATGCTTTTACTGAGGCCGAGCAGCGGCTATACCGAGCGGAGGAAATTATCCGAAATATCCTACACGATGTTTCTGGAAGCTATGTAGCCGCCGAAGAATTTCTAGAGGAGGCTGAGTGAGTATCCAGACCTTTGAATGTCCCAAGTGCGGGCACCGGCTAGAAAAGATCATCCGGAATTCGGAAAATGCCATTACAGTTACCAGAGTCTATTGTCCGGAATGTATCGCCCGGCTCCAGTTGGAAGAGATGAAACAAGTTCTGAGTGTCCCATCCCCGGCCATCTGGAATTGTTCTAAGGGGTCTCTATGAATTGCCCCAGATGCTGGACCGATCTCGGTAATGATCCTAACCGTCCGCACTATGAGCCGGGGATTGATTATGTTCCTTGCGAACCGTCCCCCGAGGAGCAGGCATTTAAGAGGGAACTGGACTACCGGATGTGGCTAGTTTCGGAAGCTGTACGGGATATTGAGAGGGGGCTTAAAAAATGAATTGTCCGGATTGTGGACGGGACCTAGAAAAGATTCCGGAGCAGTACCGGGATTTTGTACACTCTATCCCCGGAAAATCGGACTGGTGCTTGCCTCCTGAAAAGTTCTCTCCGGAAGCAGAAGCTGCTCTAGATAAGCAGGCGGAAGCGTTAACAAAACAATTTCGTAAGACCCTAGAGGAGGTACTAAATGGTAACATGGTCATATCGTTGGGATGAATCGAAGAAAGGATGGACCCTTCATCGTAGGGTTGACCAGAAATATCTGGCCCGGACAGGATTTACTTGGCGCGGGCCGAGTTTGTGGTATAATAAACCTATTGGGCCAATCACCCAGTTTAACCACATTCTTAGAGAGACGTTGTTGACGAACTACTATTCAAATTCCTTTTTTAGTAAGTCACCGTTTCTTGGCGGGATGAGGATGTGTCTTCCAGTTCATTCGGGAAAGACGATCCAGTTCTTTACCTACGGCCTGAAGGAGAAAAATGAAACCCACAGTTCCTGAAGTTCTACCGCTTGTCTGGGACCTATATGATAGAAGTCTGGACGGGTGCTGCCTGCATATCGTTCTGGACGACGGAAACGTAGATGATGCTTCTGTAAAGTTCTGTATGCGATACGCAGAGGAGATGGTCCACTGGGAGTGCCTATGTCTAGCTGAAACTTTGCTGCACATGAGTAAAACCCAAAGGACTCAGCTATCTAGCCGAGCCTACGAAAGGCAGCATCTGAGATACCACGGAGGAGCCTAATGGAAGAAACACGAAACAGTAAGCACTGGCTGGTAAGCCCACCACCGCCCGGAATCCTGATCTCGGTGTTTGATACTCGGGATAATCGCGGGTGGCGCGTCATGTATCCGGAAGAAATTTCAGCCCGCCTCCCGGAGTATCTTTACTGGAGGGTCACTGGAGTAGGAGAAGAAATGGATCACCCAGCCGTGCCTAATGCCGCTGCGTACTATATTCTCAAGGTCAAGGACTACGGGGATGTGGTCTTCTACGGTACTGAAGTTGAGGCGGAAGACCTAAAGATGACTTGGGAACTCCGGAGCAAGAGTAGCGTCTTCCTCAAGAAGGCTACTAAGAGTGATCCTAAACACAAGAAGCTGGTATCGGACGAGATCGAAGCTATCCGGTTGGATCGGTCGTTTGGAATCCAGATTCCCCCGGTTCAGACAGATGGGTGGTTCTAATGCTTACTGAGGAAAGACTCAAAGAAATTTTGGATTACAAGGGCCGCAATCTTGGGGTGTTTCCCAAGTGTTGTCCTTGGTCGATAGCTACCTACAAAGAAATACTGTCTCTTGCCCAAGAGGTCTTCTGCTGGAGAAACATACAGGATTGGGAAGAGAAGTACGGGGGAACTAAATGAAATTCGGTAAAAGTTTTCAAGACGGGGTACTAGAGAATCTCCTCTTCCACCAAGAGCAGGACGCCGTGGCCCACAACAAGAAGTGGGATAGGATAGCTTTCTGGGGATTTATCTTTGCATGGGCTATGCTTTTTGCTGGGGTAATATGGAGCGATCTAGCAAGAGGAGTCTTATGAGTCAGTTACTGTTTTCTTTAACTTCGAAGGACTTTGTGTTTCAGACTTTTTGTACCGGGGGTAATGGAGGCCAGCATCGTAATGCTAAGCAGAACGGGGTTCGGTGTATACATCCTCCTTCTGGAGCGAGGGCGGAGCATAGGGACGGTCGGGACCAGCCTAAGAATAGACAGGAGGCATTTCGGAAGTGCTGCGAAACTCCGGAGTTCAAGGCTTGGCACCGGACGGAAGTTTTTCGGCGTCTTGGCAAGACAAAAGATATAGAACGGATTGTAGATGAGCAGATGGACTCTAAAAACATAAAGGTGGAATACTATGAGTCTTTATAAAGAAGGCATACACATGATGTTGCCAAGCGAGGACGAGTCTATCCGCAGGCAGGCCGCGCAGTATTTTCACTACATGTACGCGGATCAGGAGACTCTTACCTTCGGGCAGGCTATTGAAGCCTTGGTAATCCTCAACAAGGCTCTTACTGAACGGCTCAGAGCGTATGAGAAGGCGGAACTAGATCGGGCGATGCTCTCCGTTTCTCCCGTATACATCACGGATGATCCACTCGCAAAAAGATGAATACTATAAAGCGACGTGTAACTCTAAGGGTTTGTATGTTTTGCGGGCACCGATGGCGGTACAAGAAATGCCTTCGGGTCCGGTGCCCGGAGTGCCGGAAGAACCAGACTGAAAAAATACAAAAAGTAAAAAAGATGACACCAGTTCCGGAAACTGGAAACCAGACGCTCGAAAATATTCGAAAAGAATTTCTCCAGAAATACCTTGACAAGGATAAGGACTTGTGATATAATGTACTTAGACTGGAAAAAAGGGATGATACTTCTAGTTCTCGGGATGGCTTCTGCACAGAGTTCCTTACCTCCTGAGACCTTTCAGTCTGAACTGTTTTTGTCCTCGGTACAATGTCATATCAGAGATGGCGTTGTCTATAACTGTAGGTTGAACAAGGATAAGAAGCTAGACGACGCTGTACAAGAGCTATACGATCTATATCAATCGAGTCTAGACTCCGGGGATGGTCCAGACGAAAGTGCGCCCGAATGATTACCTGCCTTGAGTGCCTAACCCGAGAAGCCTGCCCCGGCTACAGCCACTGTAAGCAGTGTGAGGGCGCGGGTATTACAGGCGTCGTTCGGTTTGATACTACGGCGCTTTCCAGAGGACTTCGGGAGGAGTTTGATAAATTCGATAAGCGAATCTACGACCTTGAAGTAGCTCTTGGCCTACGTCAAGGCGTGAACAATAACGAGGGATAAAAGGAGAATATGAAATATTCAAGAGAACAATACGAGCGGGCAGCAAAGTACTATGATACCTATTTCTCTAGGGGTGGTTTTTATTCTGATCCGGATAGGTGGGTAAAACTGTATGAAGAGGTTGGAAACGGGAGAAGTACTGACACAGAATTACAAGCAAAACTATTCGTAGAAGGTCTATACGGAGGACCTGCTTTCTCTCTTGGACACAGTAACATTGCTCGTACTGCGACTGGACTGGGGCGGGTTTTATAATTTCCAAATGAGGGATAAAATGATATCTTGTGTTTTCAACTTTCCCCTACCCGAAACTCAAGAGGCTATCGACTTCTTGGTCGTTGAGACTCGTCATGCCGTTCAAAAAGCCCAAGTGGACAACCCGGAGCTTCTAAAGCCCGGAGTGTTTTTTGTAACGATCTCCGCAGGAGATGTTGGTGTAACCACGGAGGAAGATAAATTTGAGTACCACCCGGAGGGATAGTGACTCAGGTAAGAGGGTTTAAGCCTTCGGCAAAGTACCAAAGGCTATACAATAGGTACAACAAATTGTACTTCTCGGGGGAGCTACCACCATGTATAGTGGGTGCTGCGCCTTTGCTAAAGATTGAATACGTCGAGAACAAAGTTTTTGGAAAGTCTAAAAAAGTGTCAGGAGGGGAATATGCCTTGCTATGCTGGGAAGATGATCAGTCCTATATTATCCTAGATAAAGGAACTACTGTTTTTCATATAGTGATCGCAAAGCAGTCGGTTCTTCACGAGCAAATTCATCTATACTTGGGAACACGAGGCCACGGTAAAGAATTCAAGGACCAGATCAGAAGGATCGCTGCTCTAGGCGCGTTGGATACCCTAATCTAGAAGGAAAAGGAAACTATGTATACACTCAGTTTGGTACACAATACGGCCTTCCCCGAACCGGGAGAATTTTTCAACAACACTAAGAATGGCGGGGTTCTAACAATGTCTCGTCTTCGTCGAGAAGTCTTGCGGGCGAGTGTCGAAGGTCTGGAAACTTTCGAGGATAAAAAGTATCGGGGCTGGATTCATCCCTATGTCCTGCACGACGTTCTTAATGATGCCTCCTTTAACGGATTAACAGATATTATAGCACGCGGAGAGAAGAAAGACAAAGCATTTGTATCAATAACTCTTGCGGGAGTTGAGTTTATTTCAACGACAGACGTTCGGGTCTCTACCTTTATCTTCGGTAAAAACTCTGATCCCCTCGATCTTAAACTTATCTACATCTAAAGTAACCAAAATATAGGGTACTAAAGATTTATTTGAAATGGTTACTATTCTGGCCGGATTTGTGGTATAATAGTACTAGTGACAAAAATGTTTATAGGGGGAGAAGCCTCCCGTAGAAGGCTCAAATCCTCCCCCATCGATTTAAGTTACCGGAAATATCCGGCTACCCTGCCTCGGGGGTTTGTACTGAGGCACTTTTTGATTCAGGTAATACCTGACCACGCGGTTGTTGGAACCGCATCTGAGCAGATGGCGCTGGAGTAACATACTACCCAGGTATCTGCTCAACAATTTGATTCCGGAAAATGGAATCTGCCAAGCCGCACGTCCGGAGCAACTCCGGGGGATCGGTTGCATTGCAACGGAGGAGGTCGCTCCTCCTCTATCTCTTTTCGAAAAGGAATAAATCTTATGGCCGGTATTCTCACTTCTCAATCTATCAAGAATCTTCCCACAGTGCTCCTCACTACCGCTACCGAGACCGCTGTTCTGGTCCCCGCTTCTGGTCTTTACTCTGGCTACCCTTCGCCCATTATGCCCGCAGGTTCCGGCTTCGTCCTGATCTCCGATCCGGATGCGCAGTCGAGTAACCCCACGGCGGCTACGCCCACGTATAGCAACGCTTCATTGGATGGTCAGCCTTTCATCCTTCGTGCAGTGTTCAACGTGAATACGGCGGGTTCATACACCTTCGTTCCCAAGATTTATCAGGTTCCCGCTTCGGTGGTTGTGAATAATGCTTCGAGCACTCTCGGGTCTTCGACGCTGACGAACGATCACCTGATCGTTACCGGCGCTACCCTGACTATCAGCGGTAAGGGCCAGTACGTTCTGGAAACCCAGCTTCTGTGGGATTCAGTCTCGGGCAAGCTGAACGGCGTGTTCGATTCGATCACGGATGCTACCTACACGGGTCCTGCTGCTAATACCGCGCAGCTTACCACGGTCGGTGCGCTTGATTTGAATTTTGTGCTGAGTGTTACTCTAGGAACGGCTAATGCCGCCAATTCTTATACGCTCAAAGAATTTTCTCTCAACCGCATCTGATGAACTAACCACGGGCCTACTTCGGTAGGCCCAGAGGTCTCTATGGAGTTCTTTCTAATCATTGCTTTGCTTATTGCTCTTGCCCTGTTGTGGCTAGATCGCGCCTCCACTGTTGCAGAACTCAAGACTCTCGCAGCGGGAGTGGTTATCGATATTGAAAATATTGCGGCTAAGGCCGGTAAGGGTAGTCTCAAGATTGAACTCTCTGCCGCTGTGGAGAAACTTAAAGACAAACTCTGATGGGTAATTTTTACCGGCTGTACCTAGATTCCGTTAAGCCGGTAAGGTGGGCTGTAGATACCGGCGATCCTTTGTCCTCTAAACACTTTGAAATCGTTATACTTAGTTCTCCGGGATCGACCAACTCTGATCCGGAACCGGGGCGTATTCCTAAAGTCTGGCTAGAATTTTATGATGCCGAACTCCGGGAAGAAGAAGGGATCGGCTACATCGAGGATTGATGGCTCGGAAGATTAAGTCGTATTGGTGGACGAGGGTTCCAAACTTTGGAGATGGACTGTCCCCCCTTCTTCTTTCTAGGTTCGCCAATCTGACCCCTGAATGGAGTTCGGTTGAAGAGGCTTCTGTAGTCTCTATCGGTTCTATTCTGGAGCATATCCCCCCGAATTGGGGTGGTTTTATTCTAGGATCAGGTAAACTCAGAGAAATTTCAGTTCTTAAGTTCGATCCCAAAGATGTAAAGATTCTCTCCCTTCGGGGGCCGTTATCTGCAAAAGGGATTCCCGGTGATTATTCTCTCGGTGATCCTGGAGTCTTAGCTAACGAACTAGTCGGACCGCAGGAGAAGCAGTGGGACTTGGGAATAGTTCCTCACTGGCAGGATGATGAACTTGCCGACAGGTTCTTAAAACTTATTCCCAGTAAGTTCTCTTGCCGGGTAATTAGCCCTTCATCCGACCCTCTGACTGTAGTTCGGGAGATAGGGGCTTGTAAGAGAATTGTAACATCTTCCTTACATGGGATGATTGTAGCAGACTCTTTTGGGGGAATCCCTCGCCGGGTTGAGTCCTGCGATAAGATGAATGTGGACGGTGGGCTATTCAAGTTTAAAGACTATAGCGCCTCCATAAAAACAGAGTTTGAAATTGGAAAAATGATTGAGCCGTCACGGTTCCGAGTGGAAGATATTAAATTCAATATCTACGACGCTTACCGCCAACTCGGAGGTTACCGTGCGCAGAATCTACGAGACCTGTAAAAGGGTAATTTCCTTCTACCTATCAAAGTTGTTTCATAGGCGGGGATACGGGATCAGTATCTTGGTTCCTTTATGTTTATCAGATGATGGACCCCGAGCCAGAAACTGGGCTTGGTTACAAGAGTACTGGAGAGAAAACCTTCCCGGTGCTGAAATTGTAGTTGGAGAAGACGCGGACGTTAAAAAAGGTCTTGCCTTCTCCAAATCCGTCGCTGTGAATAATGCGGTGAGTAAGGCCCTCGGAGACATCTTTGTAGTTGTAGATGCCGATGGGTACATTTCGGTTGAGTCAGTCTTGCTCTGTGCTAAAGAGATTCGAACCGAAAGAAAAAGAGGGTACCGGGTCTGGTTCGTTCCTTACCGCAAATTTTTCCGCTTAACGGAAGAAGCTACGAAGAGGGTTTTAGAATCTGATCCAAAAAATCCCCACAAGTTTTCTATTCCTCCCTCCGATGACGAAATTCTAAATAAAGGATTTTATAAAGATAGTCCCGAGGCTTCTATCGGGCACTGGTACGGGGCCTTAATTCAGATTATGTCCCGCGAAGCCTTCGAGGAAGTCGGAGGATGGGATTCCAGATTTCGTGGATGGGGCGGGGAAGATCATGCGGCGATGCGGGCTATGGATACGCTATACGGCCCTCATAAAACTCTACCAAGTCCTGTTCTACATTTATGGCATCCTATTCAATCTTCTACGATAGGGTCTGCCAAAAACAGAGTGTGGAACAATCAGACTTCTGGAAGTGTTAACGACGCCCTCTCCGGAAGATATTATTGGTCCCAAGGCAATATCCGGCGTATGCGGAGTCTAGTAGATGAATTTCGGTTTCTCAAAGTAAAAAAGATACAAGAAGTTCTTCCCGATCCTGTTAATGCAAACTACAGTCGTTAAGTTAAAGAGGTTCTATGGCAGCGGCAACAGCCTTCACGATCACAATTTCCACAATCTCATCCGGCCCCTTCAGCTTGGCGACACTCCTAAGTACGGGCGTTGCTCCTTCGGGCTGTACCCTCGGGGTTGGGGCCGTTATCACGCCTTACACCGCTAAACCTATTGCCTATGTCAGCTTCCAGAATGTGAGCGGCGGAACCCTGTACCTCGGGGATTCTACTCTTACTGGAAGTACTAACATGGGCATTTCTATTCCTACAGGGGGAGTAGAGCAGATTGTTCCCGGTCGTGGCGGCTCGGCGTGGGCCAACTTTATTTACTTCAATGCTAGCGCAGCAACGGTAGTTAATATCACTGTGATCTACGGAACCTAGAGGACGGATGAAAAAGCTGCTTCTGTTCCTGTTCTTTAGTACCGTTTGCTTTGCACAGTCGAGCATCACCGCATCCAACACGGTAGGTATCTTTCGTAGGCGCTGCAACGCCCTCCCGTAAAACAAAAATCTTAAAAAAGTGAAATAGGTGAACCGTGGCAGATTCCGAGAAGTCCCTCAAGAAACCCGAGAAGTCCAAGAAGAAAAGTTCTTCCAAGAAAAAGCGTCATAAAATCCGGTCCATACATATTCAACCTACTGATAATAATGGTTTTATCGCAACTCATGAACACGAACCAGACGAGGATGACGAGACAGGCCAAGCCCCTCCTTCTACTATTCACGCTCTTGGTAACCTCGACCAACTTCACCAGCACTTGGATGACACGCTCGGCGGCGCACCGGGCGGCGGACAAGCTCCCCCGGCTGCTCAAGAGGCCCCTCCAGCGGCTGCTGGCGGAATGGCAGGAATGTAATGCCTTTAGCTAAAGGTAAAAGCAACAAGACGGTCGGTAAAAATATTAAGACAGAAATTCTGTCAGGCCGTCCGCAGAAACAGGCAGTTGCGATTGCGCTCAATACAGCGGGTCGCGGAAGGAAAAAGAAATGAAGAAGCCTGAGAAGCCCTCGAAGGGCAACAAGCCTGAAATCAAATTGAAAATCAAGGCAAAAGGTAGTCCCGAAGCTGTCAAGGCTGCGGTAAAGAAGATCGTTAAGTAGGGACCAGTGGACCTAGACGAATTTTACAGCAAGCACGGAGAAAATCCAGATTGGTCCTCGGTAGACGCCCTAGACTTTTACCTTCTCGTAGATAGTAAGAGGGCAGAGTTCCAAGCTCTTGCGGACGAAGGAATCCTCAATCAGCACTATCTCTGGGAGCCTATCCGCCGTAGGACAATTACTGATCTGTACTTTCTGTCCCTCTGCTGCTGGGACTCAATGCCAGATGGCGGAATAGAAGTTCCACTATCCGAGAACGTAATGAACCTAGAAAATCACAAAGAGATGATTTCTATGTTCGTAAAGAAAGACCCTGATCTAAGCTTATCGAAACAAAAGGGTTTCAAGACTAGACTTATATTATACCCCCGTGGTACCCAGAAGTCGAGTTGGGATTATCTTGATTTGGTTCAGTGGATTCTTCTAGATCACACCGTTAGGATTCTGGTACTTACCGCCGCTGACGATATGGCGGGCGACACTGTAGATTTAATCAAGGGCTATTTCTTTATAAGAGAGTCCTTTGTAAGCCTCATGAATCTTTTCTGGCCGGAACACTGCCTACTAGAGAAGGATTCAGGCAAGTCGGGTGACTTTACTACCCCGATGTGGACCAGAAAGCAGATCACCCGCAAAGAGCCTACCATCATGGCTCGTGGTATTACCGCCACTATAAGTGGATATCACTTTGAGATCATAGCGGGAGACGATGCAGTTTCCGACAGAAACTCTTTGACCACGGAACAGTGCGCTGCTGTAAAGAAAAGATACTATCTCACTCGTAAAACTCTTCGCTCTTTCGGTTTCACCAATCTCGTCGGGACTCGCTACCATGAGGACGATCTTTATGGGGATATAATCTCCAAGACGCAGGTAGGAAATTTCAAGGCAGAGAGCATCAATCTCTGTACAAAGAAAGTTACAAACGTCGAAAAGGGTATGGATATCCTGATCGGCGCGGCGATGCAGATCAAGTTAGACTGTTCCGCCGAACTAGCTAAGTTCAATATCCCTCGTCGAGATTGGTTTAGAAAAGCAGGACGGCTGGGTGTAGAACTAGTCATGCCGGGTAACCCCCACCTGACTTATGATAAGTGGCTAGGCGACTACGAAGATGATCCCGAGACCTTCGAGGCGCAGATGAACCAGAATTGCTTGAGCGCAGTTGCCTCCGTCTTTACTGAAGAGCTTCTCCTCAAAGCAGTTATACACTGGAACGAACTTCCAGTTATGGGTAGACGCTCAATTGCGTTTGACCTTAACGGCGGTAAAGGTAAAAAAGATAATGACTTCGTTGTAGGTAATTGCTGTTTATGGGACGACAAGGGCATAGGCTATATTATTGATCTAGTTAGGGATGTATTTCCTAATCCCACAGCAATAGCCAAAGCCGTAGTAACATTTTGTACCAAACACCACCCGGACATCCTGAGTATTGAAGACGCTCTCGGTTCTAGAATGCTTCAGCCCACTATAGAGGCAGAAGCAGATAAGTATAGAAATCCTAGAACCGGGGAACCAGACGAGTTCGTGAAAAATCTGGTAAGGCGCATACACTGGAGTCCGATAGACACTAGAGAAGACTCTAAACGAAATAGAATCAACTCCCTCCAACCTTTACTGATGTATGGCCGGATGCGATTCGTGAACTACCTCCCGTACATGGATCAACTCAAAACTGAGTTTGTCCGGAAGATTACACGCGGGAGTAAAAATGATATTCCAGATTCGATAAGTCTCCAAATTCCTTTCATGCCTGTTCCAGCCGCTACTCCTCAGTCGCAAGAAGACAAAGACAAACGGGAGCAAGAACTGAGAAAGCAGCAGCAGGAAGTCCGAGACAAATCAGCTTGGAATCAAATGTTCGAAGACAGGAATAATATCTGGTATGAAAATCCTGCTCCTCCACAGCAGCAAGAGTACTTGTTAGATGATTATCAGCAGCCGTCTCACGAGGAGGGACTCGATAACATCCTCGGAGCGGGTTTAATAGGATAACCTTAAGACTCGGATTAGAGAACTTTTGAGTCGGAAAAGGCAATATGGCACAGGTAGGTTTTGCGATAGGACTCCCTTTTGGCGGTCGTCTGGTCCACCCTAAGTGGGCGGTTAGCCTAAAGACGATGGATTTTCCAGTTAATACCACGCAATCAATAATCATGATCGAGGGTAAGGAAGTAACAGAAGCCCGGAACATGATTGCGAAAGCAGCGATAGAATCCAAGTGCAAGTATCTGTGGTTTCTAGACGATGACGTTATCTCCCCCCGCTATGCAGTGCAGTACCTCGGATATCTTCTCGACCAGAACGAAGATGAAGGCGTGATGGTATCCACAGGGATTTACTGTACGAAGACAGTTCCCCCGGCTCCCGTTATTTACCGTAGGGAAAGTAGCGGGGCGTTCTGGGACTGGAGTCTGAACGAGGTCTTTGATATAGATGAGTGTGGCGCAGGCTGCATGTTAATCAATATGAAGGTTTTCGATCACCTTGAGTATCCATATTTCCGGGATACAACGGAATATAAAAACGGCGAAGATGGCCCAGTAATGCACGCTACCAGCGAAGACATCTATTTCTGTCGTTCGGTAAAAGAAAAAGGATTCAGGATTCAGGCTCACGGAACCGTTTTGTGCGCCCACTACGACAACAAAAGCAATAGCTTCTTTACTCTTCCGGAAGACAGCAAGCCTGTCAAGCTAGCCCGAAAGAAAGAAGAAGCTGAAGCTAAACTTGGAATTTTAAAGGACATCTAATGGCAGGCGAAATCATCCAACTTTCCGAAGACCTTATGCACCCGAGAAACTACGTTGCCCCTTCTGCGGATAACGACAGGACCGAAGGCAAGGGTAAAGGCCAGATCGCTACTCAGGGTCTGGATCAGATTTATAACAACGATGCACAGTCTAAGGGCGGTCCCGGCGATCCCGGAGTCTGGGGCGGTGCGGAACAGTCGGTTAACAAGTCTACAGCCGAAGCGGGTACTTCGGTTGCTCCCGAGTACTTTAATGACTTTACTACAGGTCAGTGGGGCTGCAAATCAGAGGCTCGTGTCAAGGGCGTTAATCCCCGGTAACCGTTCAGTTACTTTACAGACTGTCACCGTTCGGTTCCATTTTCCGGAATACTAGGTACCCATGTCTCAGATCGATCCAGCAAACACGCTAGCAGATACACTAACTGAAGAGCAGATCGCCCAAATTCTCCAAACAGGGAAGTGGGCACCTGACCCTGCTCTTACTCTAGTGCTCCGGGATACCGATAGTGCCGAAACCGCGAAGGCGGCTAAGCAGTGGATCGCGGGGTGGAATTCTGCTAGCATTCTGTACCAGTCTACGACTACTCCTAAATTTTGGGAAGGCACACAAGTAGAACGGGCTAATGTTCCCTTCTACACCGTGGCTAAAGTTGTGAACTCATTGACGCCTCAAATTGTCAATGGGCTTTTTTATGACGATCCTCCTTTCATTTTTCAGCCTCGTCCGGGGACAAGTCAAGATACTGTAGAAGCCGTAGCAGATATCATTGGATACCAACTCAAAGAAATTGGGTTCAAAGAACAAGTCCGTCTCGGAGTAATGAACGTAGTTCTTTACGGAACGAACATCTGGAAGTGGGGATGGGACAGTAAGAAGATTTCTCGTACATACTTCGCCTTGGACGAAAAGAAGGATACTATTCCTTCGGAAATTCCGGGCCAGCCTGATGTAGAATTCCACGATCCGAACGCCCCACTAGTTGAAAGAACCGAAGAAATCCGCGTTGAGCAGCCCCGGTTCGAAAATATCACGTCTATCCGAGACGTTTTGGTTGATCCTACGCTTCGGGTACCCGATATTACCAAGGGAAAGTTTGTAATCCACAGGCTGTATCTCACTTATAATGAGCTAATTGCCCTCAAAGATACCCCCGGATACGACATTCCAAGCGAGCAAGAAGTCATTTCTTGGTTCACACCCCCGGAAGAAACTGCCCTTCCGGATATGGATGAACGTACCGGAATCAGCCCAATGTGGGATATGCGGGCCGATCCGAGGTGGGAAAAGGCTACAATTGATCCATTTAATCAGCCTTTAGAGGTTTTAGAGCGTTGGGACAAAGAAAAAGTCATAATCGTAGTCCAGCGCAAGAAAGTTATCTGTAACGGAAAGAATCCTTACTCCGAAATTCCCTTCCTTTCCTGTAATTTTTGGGATGTACCCGGAGCGTTTTACGGCCTCGGCGTGGGTCGGACGGTTGGTTCTGAGCAGCGTTTGCAGATGGGAATCGTCAATACTTGGCTTGATTCCGTCGCTCTCTCCCTCTCTGGTGTATACGTTAGGAAGCGTACCAATAGTATTCCTACCCAGAGTATCCGGATTTCACCGGGCAGGGTTGTTGAACTAGAGAATGTAGAAGACCTGAAGCCTCTCGCCCGTCCTCCGGCTGTCCCGGAAGCGGCGGAGCACCTCGGAATGTCCGCGAGTCGTGTAGAGCAGAACTCTGGTGCCGGTGAAATATCTTCACAGGGTCAAGCGGGGTCTTCAGGACATAGTAACATCGCTCGTACCGCGACCGGAGCGGCGGGGCTTCTCCAAGGGCAAGGTATTGGAATCTCAGACCTCGTTGAAAAGTTTTCGTGCAACGTATTCCTTCCCTTCCTTTACCGCGTGATGGAGATGAACAGAAATCTCCTCCCGGCAGAGACAATTAAAAGAATCTTGAATGATGAACTCCAGAAGGCTTATCTCGCAGAAGGCACAGGAACTATTGAAGACATCCGTAAGGCCCGGATGGAGATCGAGATTCAGGCCGGGGCTAAACTCGCAGATCGTAGGGCGGTAAGCGCGAGTCTTCCCCTCCTAACCTCGTATCTCGGACAGCAGTTTGTTGTTCAAAACCTCGCTACGCAGGGACTCAAAGTAGATCAGAAGATGGTCGTTAAGACGATCTTTGAAGCTGCTGGATTCAAGAGCTTCTATAGTCTGATTGTTCCAATGACCGATCAGGAAAAACAGCAGTCGCAAGCTAACTCTCCCGCCGCTATGAACCAATCCAAGATTCAGGCAGAATCGCAGATGGCTCTCCAGAAATATCAGGCGCAGTCCCAGCTTAGGGATCAAGAGAATATAGCTAAGGCAGGTATGGAAGTACTCCGGAAAAATCTCGAAGCCACTAGTACCCCCGAGGCGATGACTGGTCAGGTTGGGGCGAACGAGGGATTCGGATCAAATTTATAACTTGACAGGACACCCTATTTGTAGTATAATGTATTTAAGATAAAGGACCCATGAAAACTCTCTCCTCCGCTGTAGCTTTTCTAATCCTATTTGCTATACTCGGTGGAGTTTTCGCCGTGTATCAGTACAATGTTCTTGTCAACGATATGAACGTAGAATTCTCAGTCCAACAGAAACAGATTCTGAGTCTTGAGAAACAGGTACGCGATCTTCAGAAACAGAAACCAGTAAATAAGTTTTACCTCATGCCCCCCTCTCCACAGGCCCAGACTACGGAAAAGCCTAGTTCGTATAGCCCCGACCAATATACTTCTAGCCGCTAGTGGAAAGTGGAATATGGACCCCCGAATCCAGCTACTTGCTATACTTGAGAACATGCGCCACTTATTTGGGTCTACCTCTCCCCAGTTCTCTTACTGGAAAAGACGAGTAAATTCTGCTCTAGTGGATGATAAAGACCTATTTATTCTGTTGAAAAATACCCAGGATGGACAATTTCATGACTGATTACGAAGAGCTTACCCCGGACCAGATCGCGGAAGAGGCTCAAGAACGAATTAACAAAGCGGCTGATCTTCAGTTTACTGTAAATACTAAGGGCTGGAATACTCTGCTTGCTACCTTCGAAGAAATGAAGGACGCCCAGATCGCCAATTTTATGGCAATCCCCCCAGGTTCCGCGAACGAAAAAGATATCATTGCCGCGCACAACGTTGCGTATACTACAGCTTTTATTCTAAATGAAGTTGTTAACGCGACTAACCGAGCAATTCAAGATGGGTTCAACGCTCAAGCCGAACTACAATCTTTTAAGAACCCCGAGGTCAGTTCCGAATGGGAATAAATAAACTTATAGTGTTTCTTCTCTTGGCGACAGGACTGTGTTATTCACAGTCTGCCCAGAGGATTTCCGTTGCCATACAAAGCCCAGCGGCTGCGGCGGGTTACGCTAGAATTATTCCCCATGCCTCTATCTACGTTTGTACATATAACTCTCAGTTGAACTGCTCTTCCGGTAATTACCTTTCTATTTATTCGGATGTAGGTCTTACGAGCGGAATTGCACAGCCATTGGTTGCTGATTCTGTGGGTGGTTATCAGTATTATATTCAGGCAGGTACGCAGGTAGTCGAGAAGGTTTGTTATACGGGGGCGCAGTGCCAAAGCTACGCGGTGTATATAGGAACTAGTAACCTATCCATATCCGGGAATGGCGCTCCTACCCAGACGTGTTCTCTCCCCAATCAAGGTCAAATCTATATAGATAACCTGAATGGACAGATTTATTCCTGCAACGGGACTATCTGGCAAATAGCTGCCACCACCGCCGTGCCAGCTTCTCCCTCCTTTGCGATACAGTTTGCTAACTCGGGGGCTACACACTTTCAGGCGGACTCATCTATAACTGTGAATCCAACTACGCACACGTTCACAGCACCGAATGTATCTGCAAGCACCGTCGTGGCTGGCGCTATATCGCCCGGATTTACAGTCTCAATCAAAGACCCGCGCTGCGGTGGCGCAGTGGATGGGGTAACAGACGATGCAGCCGCCTGGACGGCTTGTATCGCACTGGCGTCGGCAAATAGCGGAACCGTCACAACGGATGGATTGTCACTGCTGGAAAGCACACCAACGATTCCGAGCACTGGAAATTTCAAGATCGAAGGCACAACTCCTGGCGCGGGAATGCTTTTCTCAAATCCATCGGGATGGGCCAGAACGGTCGTCCTCCCGTGGCTTTATGGATCCACAATCAATGCGGGAATTTACGTGCCCTCTGGTGCTTCTAATATCACGATTGAGGATATGGCTTTGACCTGCGCACCATCGAGCGCAACAGGTTGCGGAACGCCAATATTCTTGCTCGATGACAACAACATCACGCTACGTAATAATACCTATGGGGCTGGGATCTGGAGCAACTACGGAAATGGCATTGAGTTTTTCGGAGGTCACGACCTAACTTTCGATGGGGGAACGATCTTCGGGTATAACTCTGCTGGAATCCGAGGCAACTACTCGTCTGGATTGAGCGGCACGTCCCTGAGAGTTCATGCGCGGAATCTGAATATTCAAGGCGCTAATCCATCGAGTATATACACCCCCGGATCGTTGGAGTTTTTCAATTCCCAATCAAGCGATTTTACCAACAACAATATCGACCAAGGTAATGTGTTGAAACCCGTCTCCAACCCTTGCTGTGGGTACGGCGGACTGTTCTACACGACTGCCAATCATCACATTCCGATTACGTCGCTCTCTGGCATGGGCCATTCGATGACAGCCACGGTCCCAGGTAGCTCACCTATCCCGATCACGTCCATGACCACCTCTGGGACGACGACGACAATTACGGTAGGAAGTACACTCTTTCCGTCAGTTCTCGTTCCCGCCCAGACGGTTCTTTGTGGAAATTATGGAGTTGTTGGAGGCACCGGCACTTTACCAGCAAACGGGTATTGCACAATCATCGGAACCAATCAGGTAATGTTCCCAACACCCAGTTATGATGCGACCGGGGCTAATCTGACAAACGCTGTCTTCTGGCTTTACGGATTCCTTCCCGACATCGGCCAGCAGTTTTACGTTGACCTGGCCGGTGTGTTTAGGGGAAACGCATCCATCAGCAGCCTGACCTACACCGCCTCTTATCTGACTGGGACGTTGAGCACCGGGCATTACTCAGTGCAGGACATTGGCACCTATTATGCCTGCACAATTGGGGGCATAACCGCGCCCACGTTGCCAAGCATCACCGCAAACGTAGCTGGTGGAGCAATCACCAGCTACACAGTGGTCAGCGGCGGAGCAAATGCCACCCAGGATTACAGTTTCACCATCACGGATTCGACAGGCACAGGGGCAACCACGGGCGCACAGACATTTAATTCCAGTGGGGCATTGACGGCTTTAGCGGCAGGGACAGCTACAGGGTCGGGTTATACAAGCCCGACTGTTACCGTGAGTGGTGGGGATGGGCTGAGCGGTAATTATAGCTGCACGGTCGCAAGCGCCGCTCCCGATACATTTACGACTCAGTTGCCGGGGCTGCATTCCGTGATTCCGGCAGCAGCGGTGGCGACTGCCACGGTTTCCAGACAGTTAGGCGTCTCCACGATGGCAACCGTCACTGGGTATGGTTCTTTTACGTTTGGCTTGGCGGGCGGAGACACAACGGGAGTCAATCTCTCTAATAGCATCCTGTCCATGACGGGCACGACGACGATCACGGTTACAGTTGGAGCGGGCATCCTCCCTCCAGTTGGCTCGACGTTCGTCGCGAACATCATAGGCGTTACGGGCGGGACCGGAACCCTGAACGGATATTTCTTCTACTCGACAGTCGCATCGCCGACCACATTCACTTTCCAGCAGTCCAAGGCTTCCGCTGTTGGTGCGAACGTATCAAGTGCTTATCTAGTGGCGCAGGCTGGCGTAGTTTCCGCGTTCGATACGTCGAGCGGCAACAAGTACAGTAACACTGGCGGCACGGGGATATACTTTGCAGATTGCAATTTGTGCAGTTCCGAAGGCGATCACTTTTTCAATATCGATCAGCAAGAGCTAGACACCTCGTTGCCGGTTGGAGCCGTGGCAATGAACGGCGTCATCGGGGGTGTAATTGATGGGGACGTAGTAAACGGGTCAGCAACAAACTGCTTTGAGGCCGAGATTACCTTTGGGTTGGTCATTTCTGGAAGTTCATGCAAAGATGCTACTGAAAGCGGCATCAAACTAGCCGGGGTCTTCAACTACAGCATCGGAGATTATACTCAGACGGGAACCTCAAGGTTTGGCGTCAATATCAACGGAGTTTCTACGGGTGCAACGGGGACGCTCAACATTTCCGGCACTACCTCTGTCGCCATAAATCCATATGGCAGCGCGTCCAGCAATCTGATCTTCGGAGGCCCCACGAAGATTTTAGCATCGCAAGGATTTTGCTTGGAGGATAACACTACCGCATCATCCTACACCGGTCTCGATTGCAACGGAGTCCCGCTGATAGTCAGTGGCACAAACCAGAGTTTCGACAACCTGAGCGTTGAGAACATTCCAGCATCTAGTCCGGCGATTACCTTGTTAAATTCAACGAACGCATCATTCACAAACCTGATCGCATCTAATCTGTCGAATCTTTTCTACACTTCAGGATTCAATTCGAATCCCAACATAAACGGAGGCCAAGTTTCCAATGTGGCCGATCCATACCTTGAAGCCTACCCGGCCTATGTCACCGGGTCTGTGGCCACTGGGTCCAATGTAATTCAATCCATAAGCAGTACACTTGGCGTGGGCGACATTGTTTCTGACGCGACAGTGTTTGGCGGCTCTGGACACATACCAATAGGTTCGGTCGTGCTTTCGGTTAACTCCGGGACGGGTTGCACATCGGCATGTGTGGTCATATCCAACACGGCAACTGGAACCGTTTCGGGGGATATACTTTACGTTTTTGGCTCGGTGACGACGGGTATGAAGTGGTACAACGTAACAGCCACTGGCGGCGCCGGAGCGGGCCAGGGATTCTTGGCGTACTCGATTCAAGGGCTAGATATGCAGGGTGGCAGTTTCTCGGGCTACTCTGGAAGTGTAATTGATTTGCGTGGCACAAGCGGAACCAGCACACCCAACTCAGTGAAGGGTGTCACAATCGCAGGCGGGTCTAGAAGCCTTGGCGTGTCTCAGCAAGCGAGCAATACCACTGCAACAGCCAACTCCTTCAGCGGGGCAACGTCCGCCGGAATCTCCGATCTCACATCGAATCTGGGAAACAGTTATCTAGGCAACTTCTTATCTGGCATAACTGCGCCAACAGCGATCAGCAATGTCAATGCTGTAGTCACCGGAAACGTGGCAGGGATAGGCACGGGGACACCAACCTCGGCAAGCATCCCATGCAACGCGAATAGCGTGTCGAATCTTTATTACCAAGCATCGACCGCCAGCGGCAGACAGCCGTGGATGTGCGATCCTGTGACGGTAACATGGGTACAAGTTCCCGCTCCTAGTGCGGTGCAATTCAACACCGTTAAAACGGTGGCCAGCGTGCCACTGACAACCTACTCAGGTACGGCTGGTATTGGAACAACTACCCTACGGACTCCGAGTGCGACCGGACTTTTCCAACTGTGTGTCTATATGGAAGTAGACACGGTGGGAACCGCCGGAAATTTCCAGTTCGGAGTAGGTTACACGTCGGCATTCGGGAGCGCCGCGCACAACAGCAATATCGGGACATCTGTTGCCGTCAGCACACCGCACGCAACTACATTTCCGGGGTCTGCGTGTTCGACATTTGGGGCTAAAGCTGGCACTAATATCGTGTACCAGATCACGGCTACTAGTGTCACGGGCACACCGACAATCGAGTACGGCGCGACGTTGACGCAATTGCAATAGGCAACGCCGTGTTGTGCGGGGCAACGGACACGAGCACTTATAACTACGACATCCTGAACTAAGCACTGAAGCTGGCGGCACAGCGGTACCCCGAGGAGCTATGAAAAATCCAATTCTACCGATTCTACTGACGATCTTTCTATTTGGTGTTGGGGCCTCTGCCCAGTCTACCTACTGGGTACCTGGTAGCGGTGGCACTGTAACTAGCGTAGCAGGTACCACCAATCAAATTGATGTGGCTACAGGTACGACCACAGCGATTATATCGCTCGATCCGGCCCTAAATTTGGGAGGTACTTTCACGGCGCATCAGTTCTACGGCAACAACCGGAACTATCGCTACTATCAATTTCTCTGCCACTCTAGGAGTGGCCCCCGGATTGTGTATCGTCAGCCAGAATGGCGGGGGATCCCTATTTGACGTTGGTCACGGGGTCCCGAGTACCGCATCCTTTACCATTACGGCGGGATTAACGGTGGCAGCATCTACCCTGAATGTAGACTACAACTGCATTTTGTAACTTTTTTATAGCAACATTCCGTTTTCCGGAAAAATAACCGGCTCTGGGATTCAGAGCAGTTAAGGACAATATGCCAGTAGACGAACAGAATGAAGTATTCAATGAGTGGTCTCAGGGAGTTAGCCTAGCTAACTCGGACTACTTCCAAGAGGTCCCGACTGAGCTTGATAACCCCGCAAACTTTGTGGTTCCAGATCAACCTGTAGCTCCAGAACAAGTACTTCCCGCTGCGCCAGAACAAGTACTTCCTGTAGATAACGAACCTGAAGTTATCCAGCTTGAAGATGGGGGAACAGTAACCATCGAGAAAACCAGTAAGGGATGGAAGGCCATTCTGGATAGTGGAACCCCCGGTGTCCCCCAGGAGAATTTTTACGGCGGAACTTGGCGTCAACTTTTGGCCGGTCTTGCGAAGGGTAAGCTCGAAGCCTCGAAGACTATCAAGAAGCTTAAGAAAGAAAAACTGTTAGGTGGAGATGAAAATACCCCACTCCCGGCCCCGGTCTCCCGACCCCTTAAAGTGAGCGTTCCTACGGCGGACGAGGTTTACGCAGTCAAGAATAAGTTTGATGAGAATATTGTTGATGGGTTTGATGAGTACTTCCGGAAACGTTTTGGGGTAGACCCAGAAGTTTTTGCCGAGAAGCTGAAGTCAGCAGACGGCGCGGAACGAATCGTTAACGCCCAGATTATCAAGAAGGCAATTGATGAAGTTAATGGGGATTTTGTAAGAGAGAACCCGGACTACGTAGAAAATTATACAGGGTCCGATGTATGGCAGGAAAATGCCCGACTCCTTATCTCCAGAATTAGCAAGACATATTTGAACAAAAAGATTTCCAAGAAGACTCCGGACGAGGAAGTAGACAACACTGTTGCTGAACTTTACTCGAAAGGTTTTTGGACAGTAGAGAATTTAGAAACCGCGAAGGATGAGTTGATCGATAGCGAATTGCTTAAGCGTTCAACCAAACCCCACGTTTCTACGACTCAACCCCAGCAAGTGGCGGCACCTGTAGTGACCCGCCCATCCGAGCAACCCGCCCCGCGTATTGCAGCGACTCCCGGACAGCCAATGGTTCTAGGTTTCTCAGCTAGCAACAGTTCACCCTCTGCTACACCGGAACCCCGAACGTTGACAGACACCGATCTTCAATCCCTCCCAATGGAGCAGCTACGGAAAATCGCGGCGGCTCAGATACAAGCGATGAGGGGAAGATAGCAACAATAAACAAGGTGGGTCATAATGGCCTATACTCCCGCAGTAAATACAGTTACCAGTGGTAACTTTCCTAACGCTTTGGCCGTTTACTATGAGCGTAAAGCAATTCCAAACCTTAAAGCAAGCACTCCGTTTCTGGGGGCAACAAAGCAGTGGCCTTTGCCGAGGCACTCCGGTAACGTGATTCAGTTCTTCTCCTATAACCTCTTGGGCGCGAATGTCTCTCAGACCACCGAGGGTTTCGTGGGTTCTCCTGTTCCCGAGAGCGCAGTCAAGATTCAGGCGACAATCGGTGAACTTGCTGCTTAACAGCTAACTGGCCGATATAAAATTCCGCTAAATCGGTGAACATCTGTGGTATAATGGTGTTATGCCAACAGAAAATACCGAGCTAACTCAAATGAAAGATCACACAAAAGCGTATATGGCCGGAGTCCTCGACGGAGACGGTCATCTAGGAATTCAGAAACACGGGCAGTATAGTCCTAGTATACAGGTTTGTGGTGAGTCTAAATCGCTTATGGAATGGATCGTCCTTAACTTTGGGGGATCAATCCGCAAAGAAAAAATCAAGAGCGGTAAAGACTTCTACAAATGGATACTCTACGGGAAGAATTCTCAAAAAGATTTCGTAGAAGGTATCACACCTTTTGTGTTCATAAAAAGATCACAAGCAGAGATTCTCCAAGAGTTTCTTAATATCAATCGGAGTGACTACGATCCGGAAAAGAGAGAATCTTACTATCTAGCAATTAGGAAAGCTAGATCATTGAGCAGCGTAGAGACTGACATGCGGAACAAACTAGACAATAAACTGGCTTGCGCTTATGCGGCTGGTCTGGTTGATACAGACGGACACATAAATTTATACACGGTTCCCTCGGGAAAGTCTAAAGGTAGCATACGAACAGGAATAGAAATCGTAAATATCTATAGACCTATTCTCGATGAGCTAGCAAGGCAGTTTGGGGGTCACGTAAGGAAAAGAACAGAAGACGGGTACAAGACTCGGTATCAGTGGTTCGTTACTGATATGAAATCCGAGGAAAAACTCCTTCTGGCGATGCTCCCTTATATGATTGTGAAGAGAGAAAAAGCAGAAAATCTTCTCAAGCACCTCCGAGAAAGACTTAGTTTGAAGATACAGCCCGAACTCATAGGTGACTATGAGAGTGTCCCAGTGGGAACGCTGAAGACCTAAACACGTTTGCAATACGCTGATTACACCAATAGCTCTGACCTGTTCTTGGATACGGCGATTGACGACAAGGGCGCACTTAGCTCTTTGGCCGAGGAAATGAACTATCGCCTCGCCCTCACCCTGAATCTGTTGGTCTCCACGGCTGCGGATTCTCTGAATGGCATCGACGGTTCTGTGAATCAGCAGTTGGCAGTCGGTACCTATCTTACCGCGTCGAACCTGCGTACCATCGCTCAGCAGCTTGAGTCGGTGAACGTTCGTCCGTTCGAAGCCAACACCTACGCCGGGGTTATCAATCCTCTGGTTGTGCATGATATCTATAATGACGCCAGCTTCAACGGCCTCACGGATATCATGAAGCGCCAGTCCGATTCTTCGAAGAAGTTGTTCGAAGGTCTGGATCGTGACGCCCCTCTGGAGTTCGCGGGTATTAAGTTCAAGAGCACCACAACCGCATCGGCTGTGACCATCTCTTCGAACATTTACTATCCCACGTACATCTTCGGTGACGATGCTCTTCTAAGTATCTTCCTCGGTCCTAATCCGGCTGACAAGAACAAGAAGAACTACTCACTGAATATCCAGATGGCTCCCGAAGGCGGCTCGGTCTCCGACCCGGCTCGCTTGATTGGTGAACTTGCTGCTTAAGCAGCTAATCGGCCAATCTAAAACTCAGCTATATCGGTGAACCTCTCCTAAAATTTTAGGAGACAATACCGAGGGAAGACTAGGGAAAGTACCTAAACCTAGAACCCGTAACGACTAATACGCTGGGCCTTCGAAAGAAGTGAAGATAGAGTCTGAGCTATACGGCGACGTATAGAGTGTCTCCGGGGTGATCCGGGGGTGGATTAAGTCCACGATGACCTGAAAAGGCATCTCCAAAACGCAACTGGGGTGGATTTCATATAACTGTAAGTTCGTGGTCACGCCTCCGCCCGGAGTAGTTATGAGGGCACGCAAGCTCCTGAGCCAGACGTCTTCAAGCTAAACAAAACAAAGGACTTATAGTTTATAGAAAATATTTTCTATAAGTCCTTGACTCAGTGAAGTTTTCGTGGTATAATGTAGTTAGGATCAAACTTCCGGTGTCATGAACCGGAACACCCGAGGGGAGTTAGCTCCTACTTTCTCCCCTCAAAAATTCTTCTAGGAGGAAGAATGTACGATATTTACGAATATACGAATCTAATTAATAACAAGAAGTATGTCGGGCAGAGTATAGATAAAGATACCCGGAGACGGCAGCACTTATACGAGGCTAAAAGGGGTTCTACCTGTCCCTTTCATCGTGCCATAAGAAAATACGGAATAGATAACTTCTCTTTTAGAATTATTGAATCTGTAGATACTCAAAAAGGCGCTGACGATCAAGAAGACTTTTGGATAAACGAACTAGACACGCGAAGCCGGGATCGAGGATATAATCTCAGGGGTGGGGGGATAGCAGGTCTCTTAGCTGAAGAGAGTAAGCAAAAAATCAGTAATTCTCTTACTGAGTACTACTCCGATGAAAAGAACCGCGAAACTATTAGGGATTCCTTGAAGAATTACTATGAGCAGAACCCGGATCGTGTAGAGAAGATACGGGAGGAGTCCAGAGAGAATATAAAGGAAAGAAAGAGAAATGACTTGGGTCAACTTCTTCCGTCTTCGGGTGTTCCCGTTCCCGAGAAGACTCCAGAGGAGAAAAAAGCTATTAATAAAAGAAAAAGCGAAATGATGCTTTCCAAGTCTCCCGAAGAAAAGGCTCGGATCAGCAAGAAGTTAAGTGATGCCCAGAAAGCCAGATATGCTGCTATGACCCCGGAAGAAAAAGAAGCCTTTTGTAAAAGAAAACGAGAGATTTCAGTTGCATATCACGCCAAAAAGAAATCAGGAATCCAATGCACAGTAGCCCAAGAAAATTCGTAATATATACGGAGGCTTCCGTTTCTGATCCAGCCTTCGTTGTTGTAGCGGAGGAAATTTTTCCAGATAAAAGTCCAGTCCGTTATAGCGATTTCAGCGTTTTGAAATCCATCATTGCTCAAGTAGAAGGAACTCCCGGATACAACACCGGGGTGTATTTTAGGAACTAAAAGGAAACCCATGCCTGACGAAAAAGTTGTAGTTCCCGCAGTGGCTCCGGTTGTAGCGGCTCCCGCCGTTCCCGCCCCTGAAAAATATGTCACCCTCGAAAAGTTTGCAAAACTGGTAACTCTACTTGCCGATCATGGCATTCATCTGAAGTAGGGCGGTTTCTAGCGGGATTCGACAGGGCCTATCCTTGGCCGGTGACTCCCTGAAGATTGTTTGGTCTCGCAAATACATTCCAAGGCTACCGTAGGCACACCGCCTACTATTCCGGAAAATGGACTAGCGGGCCAAGACCTTTCAAGACCTCCCGCAAAATTACTCCCCGCCCCTTCAATTTCTTGGAGACCAATGAAAAAGATTTTTATACTGTGCTTCCTTGCGCTGATCCTCGCCTGTGGGATTAAGGCTAACGCTACCACCTACTGTGTCCACTATACCAAGTGGACTATCGGTTTGGATGGAGTAGACGTGTACCTTATGGCGCAGTGCTCCGTTAATGGCATTTGGCAAGACCCTTATGCCATCGCTCAAATCTACTAAGAGGTAATATATGTCCGTTACTGCCCAAGCTGTAGGTTCCGTAAAACTCACAAATAACTTAACGGGCGCGAACTCGTTCACAACTCCTCTTAACCTCGCTTACGCCGGGACGCTCTCCTCGTATGCTCAGGGATTTGCTATCGCTTCTACCCCCACGACAATTTCAGTTCCTAATCTGAGCGGGCAGTTTCTGTACATCAAGAACCTCGCATCGATAGCGGGGCAGAATGTTTTGGTCACCTGGACGCCACAGGGCGGCTCTACAGAGTCAGCCCTTACTTTGTCCGCAGGAGCCTCGATCATCTTCTGTGAAAGCGATACGACAAACGGGATCACCGCCCTTTCTCTTACCGCAACAGGAACTACCACCACAGGAACCACCGTCGAATTTCTCTTGGTAGGATAATTTTGGACATCCCGGTGCTCTACCTAATCCGTCACGGACAAACGAAGCCCAACGCCGCCAACCAGTTTCGTGGGGATTCCGATGTCCCTCTGACCCCAAAAGGTCGTAAAGACGCTGAGGACGTTGCCGAATTCCTAAAGGGAATCGAGCCTAGCTTTATTATATCATCGGACAGGTCCCGAGCGATAGAAACTACGCAAATTCTTCAGAAATATTTTGATGCTCCCGTACATACGTCCCCCGAACTTCGAGCATGGGATGTGGGGGAATTTACCGGAAAGCCCCGCAATAAAGAAAACTTGGCGGAGATTCAGAAGTATATAGATGATCCTTGTCTCACCGTTCCGGGCGGGGAATCTTTAGCAGAATTTGCATCGCGGACTATGCCCGCGATTGATGAGTGTTTTCAACTAGCCAACTGCCACGGAGTGGGGTTCGTCGTCGCACACAGTTCGGTAATCCATCAACTGGGTTCTGATCTGTTAGGAAGCCACACGGCCCTAGTGGTAGACCCCGGTGGGGTTGTTCTGGTAGGACTATCTGGCGAGGGTTGTTCCGAAGCAGAAGCAATCTTCAAACCAATGGAAAAAGAAGAAAATTCAGAAAGTATCTCGTAAAGTAGTTCATAGTCGGTCTGACCGAATAAGGAGAAACATCTTGGCAAATTTTGATACAATCGATGCACACGTAGGTGGCACAGGCCGCGAACAAATCAATGTTCTTACCCTTACCTCCGCAACTGAAACCCTTCTCTTGATGGGTACTGACACTTCCGGTACGACGGTCACCGCCGTTCTTGGAGTTCCCACAGGATCACGTACTGACGCCTCGGGACATACTCTTCTGTATGGTGCGGGTGCTCCCGTCGAGTTTAACCAGAATGGGGCAGTTAGCTCCCAGAGCAAGGGCCGCAAGGCTTCTGTGTTTACCGCGTCCCCGAATTTCTCTGTCAGTACGTTTGACTCTGGTCGTCCGTTCCGGATCAGACTTTTTGGGACCGCCTCGGTAGCCGCAGTTACTGTTACTACGGTAACTAACTCAATCGTGGTGGCAATTTATCAGGGAACTGCAATCGTGGCTACTCGTCAGGTTTCTATCCTTACAGCGGGCGGAAGCTCTACTAGCACGACCGCTGCCGCAGTGGGTCAGTTCTTCTTGGATACCACCGTGCAGTGGGACTCGGTAAATCAGGTTCTTGGTGGCTGGTACGGCGGAAACGCTCTTAACACCCTCACCGCGTTTCACGCGCTGGGTAACGCCGTGTCGGTTACTACGGCCAACAACCTTCAGTTCTGTGCGTCGGCTACCTTCGGTCACGCAGAGGGTGGTACGGTCACGGTTTCTGAATTCTCGATTGAACAGGTTTGATGACTTTAGTAATTACTTTTGATTACTTTAATCTGAACAGTTCTCATAAAAGAGTATCATTATACCGGAATTTGTGATATAATGGTATAATGAGTAAAATTAAAGATTTGACTAATCAAAAGTTCGGGAAGCTGACGGCAATAAAAAGAATAGGGGCTACGAAGCAGGGGGCTTCCCTGTGGTTGTGTAAATGCGACTGCGGGGAAACTTCCGAGGTTCGGGCAGCAAGCCTCCTTAACAAATCCACGCAGAGTTGTGGATGTTCTAAAGTAGAAAACGCCAAGAAGAGGATTCTTGACCTTACCGGACAAAAGTTTGGAAGACTCCTAGTAACAGGACCCACCGATAAACGAGTTACCGGAAGAATCTGTTGGGAATGCCTATGTGACTGTGGGAAAACAAAAGCAGTTATCTCTAACAACTTGGTACGAGGTATCGCTACGAGTTGCGGGTGCTATAATTTAGAACTTATACGAGGAAACAAATTTGCCTCCACTCTGGAGTCTGGGGTGAAATATCTTTTAGAAATATACAGAAGTAATGCTCAGACGAAAGACCGGAGCTTTTGCCTCTCTTTTGAGGAGTTTAAAAATTTAACCTCATCTCCGTGCCATTATTGTGGGTCTATGCCCTCAAAGGTGGCTAAAAGTAGAAAAGCCCGCATTCCATATACGTACAACGGGATAGACCGGAAAAACAACGATGTTGGGTACGAAATAGATAATTGTCTTCCCTGTTGTTCGTTCTGTAACCATGCTAAGCACATTTTATCCTATGAAGATTTCCTATCTTGGATTCAACGTTTAGTTCAATTTAACCTTCATCGAGGCAACTGATGACTGACGATCCGTATGTAAAGCCTTCACACAACCTTCTGTTCTCTCCCACTCTTTGTGGTAAAGAATGCCAAGCCTGCCGCCGCGTTCTTCCATACTCAATTTTTCCGACCGATAGTTCTATCAGGGATGGAAGGGCACTTATTTGTCCAAAATGTAAAGCTACTCCAAGGCTTTCTACAGCCGAGAATGCGTCTCGGGTGCGGGAGGCCAATTTTTCTTCAGACGCAGTAAGGAAACAGCGTCGAGAGAATGAGGAAGATTTTTTGGACAGGGACCCCCGAGGCCGGGTAATGTACCTCGGGGATTTTGTTCACAAGCTTGAACAAGCCGGGGTCGTAATTATTGTGGGCGAGGCCCACTTTGCTCAAGAGGTTAGTCTGTACGTTTTTGATCTTCGGCATCCCCCCACAAACGCCTTCTATGTAGGTTGGCTCCCAACGGGGTTGATTCAAGAATTCTCCGAGTACGAGTACAATAAGTACTCTATTCCCCAGTGGGAAACCGTTCACGGTTACCGGGGAGTTCTGAAAAATCTTATCAGCAACGGATACCTTACTGAAGATAAGTGTAGCAAAACCTTCGGGCCTTGCGATGAAAAAGTATGGGTCAAGGAAATGTTCGGGATTCGTAACAAGCAGTAAGCGAGTAAATCGCGCCAATAAGGTGTATTATATTGCACGTTAAGTGCCTTAACGTACATTATATTGCACGTTAACTGATTTGTTGTATAAGGAAACGGGGTATTCCGTTTTCCGGAAAAGAGATATATGGCTAAGGAAACTACTACAAACGTCGATACAAACGCCCCGGTTACTTTGTCCGTCGCGGACCTTCTGACGGTAATTGCTAAGATTCAGGCGGATAATGCCGAAGCTTTGGCTAAGTCCGGGGAGCGGAACGCGGAAGTTTTGTCCTCCTCACTAGAGAAGTTGAGTCCAAGCTACAAGACTCCGGGCCAGAAGCAGAACGAGCAGCAGCTTAAGCAGGCTTCCCGTGAGGGCGAGCTAAACAAGATTCGCATGAAGAAGCGTCAACAGCACTTCTGCGATCATGAGATTGGTCAGACTGGTCGGAAGCGACTGGGCGAGGGCGCGTTCTTCCCCATGAAGATGGCTACCGGAGAAGTGATTGCCGTTTGCTGCTACTGCCAGAAAGTCATTTCCAGTATCAACCCCAAGCATGAGAAGTTCTGGAAGAAGGTCGGCGGAACGATGGGCGAGGCCGGTCAGATTTCCGGGCTTAACGATCCTATCGAGGCTGCTCTCCAGAGGCTTACTGGTGACGAGCAGGATGCCGTTCGCAAGTCCCGGCTGGAGTATAGGAAGATCGTTCCTACGGAAATCGATAACTACGACGACTAATACTACAAGTAATTTGAGGTACTATGCCAAGTACGATTCCGCTGTCCAAAACGATAGAGTATGCTAGACGATTCATATACAATTCCCCCCTTCTGTTTACTAATGAAGGTACGTTGGCGTTCTCTATCGCGGACGATGTTCGACAGTTTATTCTCTCTCCTCCTTTTTGCTGGAGATGGAATCGTGGAACCGTAGCTCCTATTACCTGTCAAGCCGGTCAAACGGATTATCAGGTAAACCTCCCAGATTTTGGGTGGATCGAAAGAGCTTGGATTACCTTCCCATCAACAGGTATTGACCCTAATCAGCCCCTCCCCACAAAAGAACTTACTGTCAATTCTACCTTGGCTCAGGAAACTGTCCAAGGCCAGCCCGCGTTCATAAGTGCATTGCTGGATGATAACAATGGTAACATTACCTTTCGGCTTATGGGTACTCCGGATGACGAATATATTCTGAATATTATATATCAGAAAGTCCCGCCCAACTTCTCCTCGGTTACTGATACTTGGTACCCGATCCCGGACTATCTATCCTATCTCGTACAAGCCGGTTTTCTCAGTAAGGCTTACGAATACAAGGGAGACGAACGCCTCGGTTTCTCGTGGCAGCAATTTCTTAAACAGGTAGTCGCAGCCTCGGACGGCTTGACAGAAGCCGAGAAAAATATTTTCCTCGAACCTAGAATTGCAGCAGCCCGCGAGCAGGGTGCTTTGCAGACGAGTCAGCAAGCCAGAAGCGCACGCGGAGGTGCATAGTGTTTAAATTTATTTTCGCACATCTCGGAAATCTAGGGACTAGCTTCAAATGGTTTATGACCATGTGCCTCGGAGAAGGCGGAACGATTAGTTTTGGCCGCTCCTTGAGTGCGTTTTGGAGTCTATATTTTGCTGCTATAGACTGGAATCTATTTGCTAAGTCAGGTCATCTAGTCGATAATGCTACGCTTTTGACACAACTTACTGTTATTACCACGAGTTACGCGATCACCAAGGCACTGAGAGCAAGCGACGGAGCGAAAGATGATCCTAAAGTTTAAGTACCTTCTTCCCCTACTGTTAGTAGCCGCCGCTTTCGGTCAGTCCGGGCAGCGGTCTGGGCAGGCTTTGCTTAAAGGTGGGGGGAATTTTGCGATCATCGCCCCCAGCGCCTCTGTGTATGTGTGCGTATATAACTCCCAGCTTGCCTGTTCTACCCAAGTAGCTACATGGTCGGACCCCGCTCTTACTGTTCCGGTTTCTCAACCTATTATAGCAGATGTGAACGGTGTATATAGCTACTATCTCCCGAGTTCCCAGAGGGTAGTGGAAAAGGTTTGTTCTATACAGAACCAGTGTAGCTCCTACGCGGTAAGTATTCCATACGGGGCGAGCGGGTCCTCCGGAGCGGTACTTGCGGTATTCGGGAGATACGGGGCAGTTGTAGCGGGTACTGGGGATTATAGCTTCTCCCAAATATCAAGTACACTTCTTCACTCTCAGTTGCCTACTCTCCTTAGTGGGGATATTCCAAACAACATTTCTACCGCTGCGCAGCTAACGTCGGCTTTGGCCGCGTGCGGCTCGGCAACTTGTTCGTTAACTATCATTGGAAACATTGCAATTGCGTCCAATTTGTCAATCCCTTCTAACGTTAGCCTCACCTTTTCAGGGGGTCAGTTACTACCTGGATCAGGTGCTACAGTAACGATTCTTGGAAAGATAACGGACACGTCTTCGCAGATATTCGGTGGTGTAGGTTCTATCGCCGGGTTGACTCTTGATCGACCTGAGTGGTTCGGAACGGGAGCAACGTGCGTAAGCGGTGCGTGCCCGTCGATTAAGACCGCCATCTCAGCGTTAGGTAGTAACGGGGGTACCGTAAGACTGGGCTACGCTTTCTACCGTAGCGGATACGAAGCGGGGACAAACCTGACGCTTCCGAATATCACAGTTCAAGGAGTTCAAGAGCCTGCATTTAATACCGCTACCCCCACTGCTTTGGTGAACGGATCGATTATTCAAGGTACCTTCGGGGTCGCTGCGGGGGCGAATAACCTCACTATTTCCGGTGTTGGCTTTGATACTGGGTCGGCCTTCGTCTCCTCGCAGTATGGAGGTACGTCTTCAGATGCCTTCTCCATCTACGTACCCGGACAAACTACAGGTACAACCCCAATATCAAATGTCAATATTAGTAACGCAGCGTGCTTGGTCTCAAGTGCTTCGGCGTTATTCCACTGTTTCTTAGCGGAGAATGTTGTCAACTCCACGTTCCGGGATATCTCAGGATTTTATGGTGTCCACGGGATGATTATCAAGGGCGTGCACGACACGGCGGACGGACTCTATTTCCACGGTCACAACTACGACTGCTTGATTGTTAAGTCGGACGACTACGCTCCAACCAGTAATATAACAGTGAGTAATATGCACTGCAATAGCGTGATAGCCGGAGATACGGGAGGCGTAATATTGCAGGCTGAAACGGCCTCGCTAGCTAACGTGTCTTTAAGCAACTTCGCTATTCAGGGAGCGAACTTCGGTGTTTCTACGATTGTTAGTGCATCTGGGGTCTCTAGGATATCAGTTGCAAACGGAACCGTTGACTACGGTGGGCTATCTTCTGCTCCGAGTTCTCAGATGTGTATTGGCGACTCCGGAACAGGAACCTATAATTACTCCAGCTTTACAAACATAGATTGCAATAACTACCAGTACGCCACGTACTTTCCGACCCGCATGGATGCCTCCATGATCTCAAATCTAACCTCAAATAACTCCGCACAGGGCATTTGGCTTAACGGGTCAAACACGGTTATATCTAATGTGTTTGAGGAGGCAGACACGGGGTTCAATTCATCGCTTGTTACCTCAAGTGTAGGTGGATCGAGTATCTCTGTGCAAAATCTTACCGAGTACGGGGCTTATGGGTACTTATCTATCGTGAGCAACGGTGCGCACATTGCGTTCGGTGATTTACTGGACGGAACCGGATTATTTCTCCAGCAGACCATAGAAGTTGGAAGCCCGTACACCGTGCGTGGAGGGACCGGAGCTACTAACGACTTTACCGTACAGGATGCAACGGGAGTTTATAACAACTGGTTGGTGACAGATGCCGGAATTGGTCATCTACGCGGTGATATGTGGGCCAACAGCTATCTAGTACAAGGGCATATAGCGATCCCTGCTACGGCTGGTGGTTATTTAGGTCCGGCAACGGGATATGTCCAGCTTGCCCCCGCTCCTTCGGGTGCTGGCTGTCTCTACCAAAACGGCGCTAGTACCTATTCATGGGCTACGTGCGGCGGTGTTACGCCGCTGGCGACTCCCGCCTCGGCCATTACAATTTCTCTCCCCCACGGGTACGGAGTTTGTACCGGGACCTGTACTGTAACGCTACCCGCCCCAACAACAGCGGGGGATGACTTCTGTCTGTGGAACGACGTGGGAGTAAGTACTGCAATTACAATTTCAGGACATACAGGTGTTTTCTTTTCTCAAACTGATTTAAGTGCTTACGGGACAACGGGCGGTACCTTTACTGCCACGGCAGCGGCGGGGAACAAAGTTTGCATGGTGGCAAGGGATACAACGCACTGGATTCCGCTATCCTATGCAGGAACTTGGACGGCCAATTAGTGAGATATTCTCTCATACTCCTCGTTCTTCTTTGGATTCCTGGATGCTCTTGGCCCCAGATTCCTGGGGGGCTGATAGGGGGGATCACTCCGGTATCTTCGAATATTTTTTCCCCCGCTGCGGGACATTACAGCACTGCGCAGAGTGTAACGATCACTGCTCCAGCCGGAACCACTTGTTACTACACCACAGACGGTAGCACTCCAAATATTGCTTCTACCCCCTATACAACTCCAATTACTGTTTCAGCAAACACAACCCTGAGTGCCGTATGCGCTGATGTTGTTAAGAGCTACACGAACGTTCAAGCTGACTCGACGCAGGATACCGGCACTAGCAGGGGTTGGAAGTGTATCACCGCGAGCGGCCTGCCTTCACCTTGCTATTCCGGTGGAGGCGTGGTGGGAACAATCTCGGCGGAATCGCAGACCTATGGTAGTACGGGGGTCGAGTCAGCTTCGACGACGGCGAGCACAGGCGAAAATCAACTCCTAGTCGTTTACACACAGTTAGGAGCGGGTGGCCTAGCGTCCGTGCTCGCAGAAGACAAAATCATTCAACCCTCGCAAGGTTCAACATACGTCGCTAATCAAGAAGCTGATATGAATTTGAACGACTCTACACAGTCTCCTCCCCGGTATCATGCAGGAGGTCTTCAGTGTAACCAGCAGTCGGGATCGCTTCAATGGCAGATTGATAATCAGCAGGGAAGTTGGCAAAACATCTCACCGCCCATTACATTCGGGTGCCCGTTATCTACCACTCAGGCTACCGAAATCAAATACTCTATGCACTGGACAAACGGAGATACGGGGTGTGGCGGGTATGGATGTGATAGTTATGATGTACTAAGTATCTGTGTTGGGGGAACGTGTAACAACTACTCTCTTGGAAGAACACTTGAGGCATACACGGAGACCTGGGGCGACATCATGATTATTCAGGATCAGACAGACTTGACTAATACAACGCAGTCTGGTGCAAATCCAACTACTTCTACGCGCACCATCACGCAGGATAACATGGCTGCGGGCATTTACTCAACAATGGTTACAGCTACCGCAGGATATACGATTCCATGATACGCGCCCTAGCAATCTTACTGCTCTCGATAAGTATTCCTAGTCACCAGTCTGCTCCTGTAGCTAGTCTAGTCCAGCCTCCTTCATATCCGCATAATCTTACACTCTATAATCCGAAGGGTGAGCAGGTTATAACCTGTCAAATCGTGGATAACGGAGACACCATCAAAGACTGCAAGATTCGGGATGGGTTCACCTTGGACGATGTAATGACATCATGGGCCGATGCTTATAAGGACTTGGAAGGCAAAAAACAGTGACTCTCGACGTGTTTGTATTTGCGGTTGGACTTATTGGCGGCCTTTTGCTCGCGGGTGTCTTACTCGAAATGTTCTTCACGAAGTTGCTCCAAAAATATTTATAAGAAAGCAGAGGAGACCCCATTCCCGTCTTTCCAAATCTAGCCCCACCGAGTTCCGTAACTATTCAAAGCGTGGTCGATTACTGCCGAGCGGTGGACCCCGCGTGTAACCCTATCCTCCCGGCTGGTGGCTACAACTATGAGCCCGCGCTTACGTTTGCGAATGACGTACTCCAGAAAATCTTGTTTCAAGGAATGAACTGGAGATGGAATACCTCCTATATTCCGCTGTTCCTTACTAACTGCCTCCAGCAGGATTACATTACGAACGTTAAAGATATTGGTTGGTTTACCTCCGGCTATATCATCGATATCAATAACTCGACCAACGCCAATAATCAAGCACCTAAACCTATCCGAGGTCTGGAAGTAAACCGGGCAATGGGGATTACTCCCTTCGCAAATCTTCCTACTGAGTCCTGCTTCATCCTGAACAATCAAGCCAATTTTGGGGTGTGGCAACCTAATACTGCGTACCCCTGTCCTTACGGAGTCGCTGCTGCCCCGGCTACACCTATCTGCCAAATTGTGGATGGCGTCGGTAACATGCTGTTTTTGGATACCGCGCAGATGGGATTGACGACTAACTCCCCCGGATTTCCTAACAATAATTCAATACCCCCGGTCGCGCCCAATAGTCCTTATGGAGTTACAGGAAGCGTAGCACCACTGCTTCCTCCTAACTCTGCTCCGGGTACGCAGGTAATTGACGGTACGGTAACGTGGACAGTAGCCGATCCTAACGGGTATGCTATTAGATTTAATCCGCTCCCCGGTCTAGGTGGGCTTGCTTGGCTAGTGTGGATGGAGTACCAGAGGAAAGCCCCCAAGTGGCTTACTTTACAGAGTACGATTTCTCCTATCCCAGATGACTACGCCTTTTTGTTTCGTCAAGGTTTCTTGGCTAAGTGCCTGCAAGCGGCAGGGAGCAAGAATGCTCAGGCGGCTTACCAGCAATTCGAAGAGCAGGTAGATCAAGCCCTTCGTGCGTCTACCCGAGAGATTTCTGCTTTCGGTATGGTTCCGGACAACTCTATGAGTTCTTCCAACAGTTCTATAATGAGCTACCCTGCTGGCCCATCTAATCCGTTTTCCAGCAATGTCCAGTACTATTGATTTGACGAGATCAGAACTATGTGATATAATATAGATAATGGAAAATATAGAACAAAAGCCGTACGGGATTATCTACTTTGCTTTGAACAAGTTGAATGGAAAGTGCTACGTGGGACAGTCCATCCAAGCCGAAGGGAAAAGGTGGAAGCAGCATATATCCTCCAGTCGCCATAGGGGAAGTAAACTATATTTTCATAAAGCCATTCACCACTACGGACCCGAAAACTTCGAGTTTCGTACTATCCTATCCTGCCCCGATCAAGCGTCTCTAAACTCCGCTGAAACCTATTTTATAGAATTCTTCGGTTCTATAGACCCCAAAATAGGATACAATAGTACCCTCGGAGGGGACGCGGAAGTTCCTAGCGAGCAGACCAAAAAGAACATGATTACTGCTTGGGCTAAGCGCCGGGGAGGGGATATCCCGGATACAGAAACCCTGATTAGGGATTATAAGTCAGGGCTATCTTCCGTTAAGATTGCAAAAAAATACGGGATATCCAAGTTCTGTGTACTCCGTAGATTTAAAGTGGTGGGGTTTGATACACGATCTAATTCTGAGTCTAAAAGACTGCCCGGAATACCGTCGCTAGGGGATGAGTATCTGGCAGGAAAAGACCTCGGGGTTCTGGCCGAAAAATACGGGGTAACTCCTTCGTGGGTGTGGGGTCAACTAAAACAGAGCAACGTGCCCCTGAGAACGGCTACGGCCTCCCGCACTCTCAATATGGAGAAAACCGGAGAATTAAGTACACTACCCTCCCCCGAAGATTTGGCAGAAGAATACCTATCTGGAGTATCTTCCGTAAAGCTTTCGAAGAAGTACAATACAACTAAAACTAGGATATTAGCCTACCTCATCAAGAGTGGAATTACCCTTCGGACTAAATCCGAGGCTTGGGTAGGGCGAAAACAAAGCAAAACATAAAAGGATAAAATGCCTAACCAGCTTAGCATAGCAGGCGCGAATCCGGGAAAACAAACCAAGAGAACTGCACTTTGGACGGCCCGCTGGTCAGATGGGCTTTTCACGAACTCTGGTGCCCTTAGAGACGTGTCTTCAAGGATCGAAGAGCATTATTACGGTGCTCACAATGGCCGTCTTATCGAACCTAGCGAAAATGTCGAGATTACCTCCAAACTGACTCTCAAGAGACGGTATGGTAATTCTGTTTGGAATAGTAACACCTGGACCGACCTAAATTCTTTCTACGAGTTTCGCCAGTTTAACGCAAACGAAGAACAAATCAAGGTCATGGTTGATACCCAAGGCGCGTTGTATGACGCCTCAAATAACCAGCAATTGAATATCTGGTCCAAGGTTCCCACTAGTGGTCAGTCCTATATGCAGAGTGTAGGAAACACTCTATTTTGGGGGGACGGATACGACCGTAAAAAGTGGCTGACTACCCTGCTCGATAGAATCCCATACAAGGTAAGTCCCTTCCCCGAGCCGCAGAATCCCTATAACTTCACTCCGTATAACCTAAACTCCTTTATCATAGATACCAACGGGGATACCGAACAGCTTATCGGTACCGTTTTACAGTTATCTAGCTTCTATATCTTAAATGACACTATTGTATTCTCCCTGTTATCTACCAAGAACGGACACGCTCTTCCTAGCGCGTATGAAATCTTGGTTCCCGGATTACAAATTTTCTTCCCCGCTGACTCCCAAGTCTCTCAAACTCTCGGTGAGCCTAACGGGGTAACTTTGTCTATAGGGAGTCTTGTCGGCGGAATAGAGGCCGCGTCGGTTACCTTTGGAGGGTCTGGATACACTATTGGAGACATCGTTGCAGTAAACCAGACTTCGCCTCTGGGTAGCATGAACGGTACCCTAAAAGTTCTGAACGTCGGGGCAGCAGTCGGAACAGGATATAGTACAGCCACAGTTCCTACTACCACGAAGGGCGGGGGGTCCGGAGCGACCCTGAATATTGCCGCCCCTACGGGATACCTTGTCTCAGCCACTGTGGGAGCGGGCGGAACCGGATACGTAAACGGGGACTATATTATACCTACGCAGGCAAACGCCTCTGGAGGGTATTTTAAAGTTGTAAGTACCGGGGGTGGCGGGAGTGTAGTTACCGTAGCCGTAGCTACGAATGCGGCAACAAGTTTAGGAATCCAGACAGCGGGGGAGGGGTACTACAATGCTACCGGAATTCCGGTTTCCGGAGGAACAGGAACCGGACTTACTGTAAGTATCGTTGACGACGAAACACAGTTCAATGCTCCGTTTACCTACGGCGGTGGACCTGTAGCTACGGTTACTGTCACCACGCCCGGATCGAACTATAACATCGGGGATGTTATCGTGCCACTTGAGAGTACCCAGACCACTTCTGGAGGGGCGCAGTTTACGGTTACCAACGTGACCGGAGCGGCTTCTGGAGCAGGTCTTACCTACGGTGGTGCTGCGGTTGCGGGGTACGCTCTAGGCGCAGCCAGTGTATGGCAGACCTCCGGATACGGTACCAGTGCAGCTATGACTATTACTGGTGTGTCTGGCGGAGTAATCACCTCGGCTACTACAGCTTATGGGGGGTCTGGGTACTCGTCCGGAGACTTGTTATATATTTCTCAGGGTCCTGTTCGCGGTGCAACTCTTATAGTAAGTACCACGGGAGGCGGAGGGGCAGTTGCCCTTGTCACCGTGCTTAACGGGGGTCCCACAGCGTATACTCCAGCTACAGGGGTCGCCACATATACATCCGGGGGAGGCAACGGGGCTACAATAGATATTACCACGGTATCTTCCGGACAGATCACGGCAGGAGTTTTGAATGCCGGGGGTACTGGATATACTATAGGAGACTTGTTGTACGTTGTACAGACGGGAACTGCCGGGGATGCTTATTTTACAGTAACATCCGTAACTGCCACGGGCGCAGGAGGGATCACGGGTCTAAGCATTCTTACTCCGGGACACGGCTATATTCAGGAAAGTGGAGTTGTAACTACCGCGCAGACGGGTACGGGAACGGGAGCTATACTTACCCTCGGGGTAGGCGCAGCGTCTTTCTTCCCACCTTTCGCGCTTTCGGATACACCTACGGTGTTTTCGGGCGGTAACCCTATCTCCGACGCGAGAACCAATGCACATATAACATGGGCCGGGGTTGGACAAGAGACTATTGACGGCTCCGCTTTGTGGGTCAACAGGGGAGTATCGATAGACGGCGGACCCGTGTATAACTGGGGGATGGCGGGCGGGACTAACGCCCCCTCGGTTGTAGTAAACAACGCAATTGGCGGGTGGGTTGCGGATACTTACTACTCCCGCTGGGACTTTATTATAGTTACCGTTTCAGGAAGCAATTACCTGATGCAGGTAGAAGGAAGTGGAAAATCCGGAGCCGCCGCGCCTACGTGGAATACAGTTGTCGGGCAGAAAACTACCGATGGTACAGTAACATGGATGTGTATTGCAAACGACGGTGATACCTCCTTTACTTGGGCGGCAACTCATACATACACTCCGGGCCACGTTATTGAGGCTACGGTAAGTTCGCTGTCCTGTGTTTTTCGGCTACAGTCCTATTCTGGAATCATGACACAAGGAGTTATTCCTGCGTATTGCTGGCAACTCGGCTCGCAGTTCGGGACAGACGTAGGGGCCGCAGGAGAGATAAACGTAGGTGGAACTAATGCACCTATGGCTCAGAACGGCGGTCAGTCTCTAGCTACTGCCACCTATACGGGAAACATGAGCGGGCTATTCCTGACCTCTGGCTCAGGAACTGTAGGAACCCCCGCTGTCTCGGGAAATGGCTCAGTAGCGGGATCAAGTCCCCAATTGTTCCCGGCTACCTCCGATCTAAATATTGGGATGTTCCCCCAGCTAGTTATTCCCGCAGCAGGGACCTATACGTTTACAATCGGTCATCAGGTTGCGATGTTCTGGGGAATAGGTAGTGGAAGTCTAAGTCTGAATGTTACTTCAGTTCAGGTACGTGGTGGAACTCTAACAATCGTAGCTGACCGGGATTTGACGACTCTTCTTACCCCAGCGGTTAGCCTAACCTTTAATGGGCTGTTGTCTTCTACTTGGCTAAATGGGACTACGGTTGCAGTTAGTACGGTGACCGGAAATACTTTTACTGCGAATCTTGCTCATGCAAATTACGGGCCTATCACCGACACAGGCACGGCTACTACCGGAGCTACGCTATCCCCGACTCCTGTTAGTGGGCCGATGACATGGAAAACGGGTAGTCCGAATACCTATAATTTCTCTACGGGTACTCCTGTAAAAGGATATCCGATCATGAGTGCAAACTACCCCTCATCCGGAGGAACGGTTGTTGAGGATTCTGTTCAGATTTCTTTTCCATCTGCTGGAGTCTACCCCGCTGAGATTCATTATGGAGTCTGGTACCACACCACGAGTGGGTATACCGCTCCCGTAACTTCTCCTACTCTCCCCGGAACTCCGTTTAGTTTCTATATGGTGTACACCCCTCCGGGGAGCACTACTAAATACAATATCCTCCCCGAGTCCCTCGCATGTAGCTCAGCCGGAGCACCTGCATTTCCCGCATGGCCTACTTCGGTAGTTAACATCCAAGCTATCTCTCCCGCGTATCCGTCTGTAGTAGAAGCCTCGGGGAACTTTACTTGGTGGAATCTTGGTCCTACCTCCCAGCTTGGGTGGACGGCGAATACTAATTACACGACCCAAGAGTTCGTTGTAGACCAGAACTCTAACCAAGAAGCGGCGTATGAACCGGGGATAAGTGGAACCGCAATACCTCTGTTCTCTACCACTCTTAATGGGGTTACCGCAGATACTATCACTACGGGATCAACGGGACTTCTCTGGGTAAATACTGGCCCAGAAGGGAGTACTCCCACCGGAACTCTTGCTACGACCCAAGGAGGGTGGAGCTACGCTGTCGCGCTGGTTAATACCCTAGATGACACCGTAAGTAACGCTAGCCCCATATCGGCATATACGGGGAACTTCTTCGCATCTACCGGCGTCTATGTTAGCGGAGGTCTCCCCTCAGTTATCGACCCACAGGCCGATTATGTGGCTATTTTCCGCACGCAAGATGGCGGTGCGACCTATTACCTGATTCCGGGGCCAATTTCCGGAAATGGGAATACGGAGTATACTCTTCCTCTCAGCGTTTACGAGTCTCAGGGATTCACAGATACTACTCTGGATTCTGGACTCAATACTCTCTTACAGGCTCCTCTCTCGAAGCAGAACTCAGTTCCGCCGAAGGGGATCATCAACCTTGCCTTCCATGTTAGCAGAATTTTTGGTAGTGTTGGCAACGTGGTATACTGGAGCACCGGACCAGACACCCCCGTTGGTAACGGGTACAATGGTTTTGCCCCGAATAACTTCGCGGAAGCTCCATCCTTAGTTACCAAGATCGTTCCCCTGAATGCCGGAACTCTAATCTTTACAGTATCCGATATTTATATTCTTTCGGGTGACGGAACTCCCGGAAACCCATTTATACTAGAACCCTACCTGCAAAGGATCGGACTTCTCAGTTACAACGCCCTTACAGTAAATGGAAGCATCGTTTACTTCATGACTACCGACAATCAGATAGTCGAGCTAAACGTTCATACCGGCGTAAGCGGAATTGGAACGCCTATCGCTGATTTGATAAGCGCCAATATGTCTCCTTCTAAGAGCTATCTAACGTGGCATACGAGTGGATACCAGGATCAGTGTTTGTTTGCCGCAGACGGAAGTACCGGCTGGTACAGGATGCTTCCCACGGTCCCCCCTGAGCAGGGGATGCCGTGGTGCCCGAAGGCGAATATTATTGGCGGGGTTGGCGCAGTACAGTCCGTCGAAACTCTCCCCGGTAACATCCAACTCCTGATGGGTCCTCCTCCTGCTATCTCCGGTCCCATTCTGTTCAGGGATTACACTACTTATCAGGATAACGGCGCGAACTACCCGGCCAACATTACCTTTGGTCCTATCGTTCTTGCTCATCCGGGCCAGTTAGCGAGCATCGAGTTTATCACGGTAGATTCCCATAAGTTTACTGGAGCGGTTCCTCTTACCCTAGCTGTCCTTCTCGGGGAACTGTACGGGACCTTTGAACCCCTAACGGAATACGATTACGATCCGCCCCAACTGGGTCCGAGCGAGTCGGTAAACAACCAGAGGTTCTATCTCTCCCAAAGTAATGACTCGGTTGAGTGCCGGTACTTCCAACTACAGGTTATCTGGCCTCCCCAGAACTTCGCGGATGAGGTGGAAAGTTTAAGCCCAGTCGGCGGCTACAGCCAGGAAAGTTAATAGAATCAATAACTTATGAGCGCATCTAAGAGGAATATAACGCACTGCAAATACGGCCACGAGTTTACTCCCGAGAACACTAGAATAAATAAAGGAGGAAAACGGTCGTGTAAAATCTGCGAGTTTTATAAACACCTAAAGAAACAGTACGGAATATCCCCTCAAGAATACCAGCAGGTTATTGATACACAAGGCGGTAAGTGCCCTCGGTGCGGGATCATTCTATCCGACCCAAACGTTGTCTTCGATAGGGAGACCAAAAAGGTAGAAAGCATTAGATGCTATGCTTGTAGCAGGATCAGAGGCGAGTTTAAAATACCTACCCACTGTAGTAAAGGACATGAGCTTACAGAAGATAACCTATTTGTTTACCCGGAAAAACGTATATGGTTTTGCCGAGAGTGCGGAAGAGCTAACGGCCAAAGGTGGAAAAAAGATAATCCGGACAAAGTAAGATTATCTAACAGTACTCCCGAGGCGCGAGCGAGCCAGAAGCGAAAAAGAATGAAGAGAAATGCTAAATTTCCTAGATACTATAAAGGAAGAGACCTAAAGAAGTTCTATAAGATGACCCTAGAAGACTGGGATAGGATGTATTCTGAACAAAAGGGACTCTGCGATATATGTAAGACAGAAGTCGAAAATCCAGTAGTCGATCACAATCACCTAACTGGAAAAGTTCGCGGACTACTCTGCCGAACCTGCAATCTAGGTATAGGACACTTACAGGAATCTCCCGAAGTACTTCTGTCTGCCATAGAGTACCTTCAGAAACACAAAGAGTCATGATAAGAAAGGAGTTATATGCCATCAATCTCTAAGTCCCTAACATCTACTCTGGATATGTCTAAGTATAAGCCTTTGGAACCGGCTCCGCCGTCTGCTCCTTCTTCCTTTGGCACGGCGGAAATTACTCAGAGGAACGCCTTTCTTAGATGTCCAGTTCCCTCCATAAGTAGCTCGGCCACCTCTGATGACCTTAGACAGTTTTACCAAAACTCCAGAATCCCACAGTATCGCTCGTTCGTCGGACCCAAGAAATAGGATAACATGACAGATATCTATCAGAAGACCGCGCTTACGGGAGGCAGATTCCAAGACTCACAGGGAAATCCTCTGTCACTCGGATATCTAGTCTTCAAACTCAGCCATGATAGTAATGTAGCCGTATTCGGAAGTCCCACAGGAGAGCAGGTTGTCGCGGGCAGGAATACAAAGATGTATCTAAACATGAACGGTTCTTTGAACTCCGGATATTCTATCTGGGCAAATAATATATTGGCACCATCAGGTTCTTTTTACGGGGTGCGTGCATTTAACTCGTCGGGTTTAGAAGTGTGGAGTTCGCCTCAAATATTCCAGCTTACCTACGCTCCGACCCTAGACATCGGATCGGTTCAGCCCGTAACTCCCTAGCCTTGGGCCTCCGTTAACAGGAGATTGCATGAACGAGTTTCTTAACGCCTTCTCGTATTTTTCAGATCACGTTCATATCGTGGGCTGGACATTCATCATAATCATCGCAATTAAAGTATCGTGGAAATTCTCTGCCTTCAAACTATACGTCGAGGGTCTGGTAGCTAAAGCTCAAGAGGTCGAGAATACAGTAGACCTTTTAGCCACTAATCATTTGCCCCATCTTCAGGCGGGGCTGGACGCAAATATCGAGTCTAATAAAGAGGTGGGAAGATCGGTAGATAACCTGCGAACAGACCTTCTTGCGGAGCTTCGCGGTCTTAGGGGCGATATCCTGCAATATGCTTTGAATGACGCGAGGAAGAAATGATTTTTGTCAGGCCAACCCGACCGGAAGACTCAGAGAAGTTTACTGAGTGGTATTCTAAGCACCCGAGTTTTGATCCAGATGTTATCCGTTTTCCGGAAACTTATACCCTCTGTGCGTACCGCGCTCCTAGATGTAAAGATGGTAACGGAAAAATTATTGGCTTTATGCCCGTCCAGAGTTTGAGTTTTGTTTCCTCTCAGGTTCTGGACTCTTTGATAATAAACCCCGAGGCTACTAACCTCGAAATTGCAGAAGCTATGAGAGAGCTAGTTAAACAAGCAATATTTTTAGGCCACCTAAAAGGCTGTGGGATGGTTTACTTTGTGGGCGATCATCCAGAAACAAATAAGATAGCCGAAAAGATTTTTGAAAAAGTAGAGTACCCCGTATACAGGCTACGTCTCAAAGATTTGGAAGGATGACATGGGAAACGGCGCATCAAAGGGACAAACAGATATTGCAGCCAGCCAGAAGAACTTTGCTAGCTCTCTTCAGGCTGATTTTGGTACGGCTTTTGCGGGCCAGCAGAATATCCTTAATGGGCTTACCAAGTCCCTTACGAGTACTCTCGCGGGGGGTCCCAGCCAGTTCGGATTCTCTGAACCGGAGAATACCGCTATGAAGACACTGGCTACCTCCGCTAATTCCCAAGCCTACCAAAACGCTAAGGCTGCGGCAGGAGAAGCGGCTGCTGCTGCGGGTGGGGGAGGAGCCGTTCTTCCTACGGGTTCTCAAGGACAGACCCAAGCAGACCTCGCTTTAAAAACCGCCCAGAACCAGAGTAACTCTTTACTGGGAATTCAGGAAGCCGGGTACAAGCAGGGTAATGCAAACTACAATGAAGCTGTTTCCGGACTTCAAGGAACTGCTAGTTTAGAGAATCCTAATGGTCTAGCCAGTAATGCAAACTCCGCAGGGAATGATGCTTTCAACTCTGCAACTACTATCCAGAAAACTAATGCTGCTGCCAGTCCTTGGGCGCAGGTTGGTGGTTTGGTAGGGTCTCTCGGGGGAGCAGCACTTAATGCCTTTGTCCCCGGAGCAGGAGCTTTGGGAAAAATATCTAATCCCATGTCTGGAACCTCTGCGGCTTCGTTAGGCGGGCTAGGAAACGCTCCGGGTGGTAATATCAATATGTCTGGACTAGGAAGTTCTCCCGATCTGTCTATGTTCAATACCTCTTATAATGTTGGTCAGGGGTGATTATGGTAAACAAAATCGAAGCATTGGCTGACGCCCTCATGACCGTCCACGGGTACTTTAAACCCGACTCGGAGAGCTACAAACTTCGTAACCCCCTCATGCTACGCTCGTGGGGCCGAGCGGGTAAACACGAAGTTACTGAGGACGGAGTGCGTATATTCCCTAGCTTCCTCGGGGCGTATCGCGCCGGAATTTTCGATATTGAAAAAAAATTGAGCGGAGAGTCAAACTCGGGAATCCAGAAAACGGATAAACTGAAGAACCTCTTAGGAGTATACGGCGTAAACCAAGAAAAAGATATTCTCGTTGTGGTCTCCTTCTTGAGGAAGGCTTTGGGGGACCCCTCTATTTCTATCTCTACCCCGCTGTCCTATTTTGCAGTATAGTTCAATTTTGGAACTAAATTGACATAAACTTGACATATACGTAAAAATGTGTTATAATGTACTTGGAGTGAAAATGGGATTCATGGATAGCTTATCGGGCCTTCACCCGGACGCTCAAAAATTCTTCTCCGAGCTAGGTCCCTCCAGCGGTCCTCAGTCTAAAGTAGATACTTCTTTTCCTCGGAACCAAAGTAAACCTACTGGGTACTCGGATGTTCTGAACGATGTAGCCGAAACCTACCCTGCACTCGCGCCTCACGCCAAAAATGCAATCGTGTACGATGCCCCTCCCCCCGCAGAAAATGCTACCGCAAAGTATCCTAAAGGCTTAGAAACCTATCCTCCGTGGGAAGACTGGAACCCCCATCCCGGAAAGACTACGGTAGAACTTTACAAGTCCTTCCAAAGTAGAGCACAACTTCGGGATGTTCTGGCCGGGGACATGATCCATATAGCAGGGGCAATTCATCCGGAAACCGGAAAGCCTGTTGACCCCGTTTACTACGGACTTAAGCAGCAGGTAAAAAAGGCTAGGAGTTCCGAGCAGATTGCTATGGACTACAAAGCATATAAACAGGACCAGAAAGATGGGGAAGATCGTTCCTTTAGCAAATGGTTCAATGATAGCCGATCTGAAGCGTATGTTAGGGGAAAACTATTTCCAGACGAAAAAGATGAGTGGAAACATGTCTACGAGAAAAATCCCAAACTAGCTAGCACCATAGACCGAATTGGAAGTTACCTACGAACAGGTAAAGACATAAAGGAAAAATAATGGCTTTTCTTGATACCCTCGGACCCGACCCGGACGCTACCTCTAGTATTCCTTCTCCGACAACCCCTGCTTCAGGAACTCCTCCGGTGGCGGGAATGTCTATGCCGGGTCAGCCTTTATCCTCACCAGCTACACCCCCTCCCGCCCAGCCTCAGTCAGAACAGGCTGCACAGGCACATAAGCACATCTGGGATAGCATCGGTAAAGGCGTAGATACTGAGTACAACATCGATCCGCAAACCGGAAAGACGGTAGCTACCCAGACTCCTCAGAAGCCGGGGCAGTTCTTCAGGAACATTTTGGCGGCTGCGGCTACTGGAGCAGCGGGTATCGGCCCGAATCACGGAGAACAGAACTTCGCACAAGGCTTGATGGCGGGCCTCGGCGGGGGCGTCATGGCCTCAAACAACCTTACCGACAAGCAGAACGCAGAGAAGCGTGCTCAGGCCCAGCAGGACTACCAGAACCAGCTTAAAGCACAGGAAGAGCAGCGGAAGACGAACGAGGAAACCCGTCAGGTAAAGCAATTCGACTACCAGCAGCAGATGGATAAAATCATGCTGGCGAATGAAAAGATCAAAGCGGTCGGTCTCGCCCAGATCGCCCATCAGGGAGAATACGATAGAACTTTGGAGGGCCAAAGCGCGGGTGTGAATATGCTCATGGTTCATGACAAGGTTAAGGTAGACGCCTACGATAAGGCGGGAATGAAACCTATCGCCACCTATCGGGCGGACGAGCTTGTGGACCCCAAAACTGGCGGGATGAGCGAGGAGTTCAAGAAGGCTCATCCGAATTATCTGGGGTACGATCAAGCGGTAATTGGCTCTGAGAAAGTCCCCGTCTTAGACGCGGCGGGAAACCAAGCCAAGGATGCAAACGGTATCCTCCAGTACAGGAACGAGGCTGTGTACGCCCTGTATAACCCTCTCGCGGTAGTTACCGATGATATGGTTAGTAATGCTAAGTCCAAGGGAGTTGATAAACAAAACCCCAATATGTTCAAAAAGATGGAAGCCATGAACAAGGCTTGGCATACAAACGGTTCCCCCGACCCGAACACAGTAAAAGCTGAGGACCCCGCGAACAAAGTGTTCACTGTTGGCTATCAGGATATGGGAAATTTCCTCGGGCAGATTCAGAAGTCCACCGACCTCCAGAAGCAGCAGGACGACCACCTCGATAAAGTAGCTACTAGGCAGAGATCACAAGCCGAGGCTGCGGACTCCTGGACAAGAAATGCCCTTGCTAAGAGACAGGTCCTGAAGGAGGATCAGGCAGATCAGGCCAGTAAAGATTCTATCCTGCTTTTCGATAATCAGGGAAATATGAATGACATTGGCAAGAAACTTTTAGATAGTACCAAGGACCCCAAGCTTACCGAGGCCCAGAGGAAGCAGGCTACTGAGAGACTCACTAACCTAGAGCAATACCAGACAATGAATAAAGAAGGCTTGGCGGAAAAACTAGACAAAGGTAAGACGTGGAATAAAGACCAGAACAAGTGGGAATATGCCGATGACTTCGACGTGTTTCACTCCATGCTTACTAACTCCAGCAATAAGCTGAGTTCTCTCCAGAATGGTGGCAAAGCGGCCCCATTTTCCGGAGTCGGAGTCGGAGTAGCGTCTAAGCAGCCCTACATGGCTCAACTTCCTGAAATATCCGCACAGGCTTTTGATACAGTAACAAACGACGAAAAAGGGAATTTAGTCCCCACGGAGTCTGTGGCTTTAGATAACCTGAGAAAACTCGCGGCAACTCCGGGATTTAGCTCACACGGAGTAGATACAACTCAGGTAGCTAGACAGATTTCCGCTTTCTATAAGGGGAGAGCGCGGGAGACTCAGGCGGCAAAGGAAGAGGCACTAGCCACAGACGAAAAGGCAAAAGCGGATATCGAAGCTAGTCAGCCCCCCTCATTCTTTAATCCTAGATCGCTAACCGATGAAGATGTTTCTCCCTATAATAAGAAGTAGGAAAAATGCCAGAAAACCCATTTACAAATCTATTATATCCCGGAGCACCGACTCCCGGAGAAAGTTCTCAAGGTACCACGCAGGGGGCGGGGGGAACTTCGTCTGGAAATCCCTTTACAAGTATGCTCTACGGGCGGGGTACTGGCGGTTCTGGGCAATCGTCCCCCGGCTCTCCGCTTTCCGGAATTAACCCGGAGTCTGGACACGACGAGTCTGACCGCTTCACTCAAGAAGACCCTAACGACAACTGGCTCCAAAAAGGCTGGTCTGCTCTAAACAAGCCGTTGAGTGAAACTATTGGAACATGGGTGACAGGGAAACCTTTTGGGCAATACCGTTCTGGGGCGGGCGGTCTAGAACGCGGAGCGGAGAAAGTTCTCTCCGGGATTACCTCCCCTCTCAGCTTACTGACTCTCGCTGCATTCGCACCAGCGAGCATTGGGGAATCCGTCGCCGGAACTGCTATCAAAGAAGGGCTGATGAGCGAAGTTGCTCCTCTCCTTGGCGAAGGTATGGACGCGGCTAAGGCCGGGAGTACAGTAGAAACCTACGCCAAAGCTTTGGGCGCGGCTAAGAAAGCCCTAGTAGCAAATACCAATATTGACGAAGCAGTAACCGCTGCTGGCATGGACCCGGCTCACTATACCAAGATTGGAGAATTCCTCCGGTCTCAGGGTCTCAAAGAAGACGATATGCTGGCCGAAGGTACTGTCCGGAGAGTGGCCGCGCAAGGACTTAAAAAGGCCGGGGTATCTGCTGCCGGTTCCGTGGCTATCGCTAAAGGCGCGGAAACTCTAGTTAACGCCGGATTTGCCTACCAGCAGATTCAGAGCGCCGTGTACTCTTTCCCCCGATTTACAGACCTAATGGAGCATGGACAATATGACGAGGCCGGGGAGTACCTTGTTACCGGTGGGGCGGGAGTTCTGTTTGGCGGACTAGGAGCAGCACACTCTCTTCACAGTTTGGATACTCTGGTTCCCGGACTAAACGAAAAAGGGGAACTCCAGTATACCGAAGCTAACCGAAGTATGATGAATTTAGTCAAGGGCCGGGATGAAGAAATGGGCACGGGAAATACCCGCGTAAATACCCAAGCTAGCAATCTGCACCGAGAAGCCTTTAAACTTGCCGGGATAGATATCCCCGAATCTTTACAGTACAAAGAGGTTCCTTCTGATTTTGCGGGGCAGGCTAAACAATTCTTTGAGTCCCTCGTAGGGTCGGTCGCCAAAGTCAAAAGTGATGTACTCCACAACTCCCCGGCCAACGATCCGCGCTTACAGGCGTTTAGAAAGAAGATCAACTTTTCCATACAAGCCGGAGGGGATAGGAATTCTCTATTCCAGCAGGGAGATGCACTCGCACACGCTATGGGTCCGGAGGCGGAAAACGCTTGGCACGCATTTACAAAAGACTATGTTAAGCCCGAAAGAACTGTAGAAAACATCATTGCTCGGCAAACAGAGGACTTACAACTAGTCAAGAAACAGGTAGCCACCGGGCAAGAGAACATCAAGTCTCTTTCAGACTCTGTGGCCCGGAAGACTCTAGATCGGGATAGGGCGAAAAGCCCGGAAGCGAAGGCAGAACACCAAAAAGTTTTGGACGAGTTTCAAGACCAACTTTCGCAAGCTAGAGACACCCAAGAAGCCGCTCAGCAGAAGTTTGAAAGTCTCCGGAAGTGGGAAGGAAATCCTGATGAGGCTCTTAAGGCCCATCACCAAGACCTAGTACACCAGTTCTACGAAGCAAGGGAGCACCAGCCTTCTACCGAACCTTCTCCGGAAAATGGAACTGCCCTAGACGAGTTTAACCGCCGCGCTAATCTGATGGGTCGCGTAGGACGAGATGCCCAGATTATTCAGGAAGCCCACCCCGAATGGTTCAAAAATCAAGAACCTGTCGTTTCTTACCCAGAAAAAGGAACTGAAGGTAAAGTACCAACCTCCGAAGAGCAGACGGCGGAAGTAAGGCCAGAAGCTAAGTTACAGACTGTCCTCCCCGAAGACCTCGAAGGCTTTCAAGGAAGCAAGAACGCTACGTGGGAACAAGGCCCCCGCCATCCCGATCTTCCTGATGACCTCGAAGAACGCGTGGAAAAAGCCAAACCCAAGTTTCAAGAGATGGCTAGGAAAACTCCGAAGGAGTACCAGCACCGCCTAGATATCCTCAAGGGGTACGCTGATGCTGCGCGTGGACTCTCCCCGGAAGAACAGGCTTTCGCAGACAAGATCAAGGAAATGGATTTTGAAACCTGGGCTGCTGGAAGCAATAATAACCTCCTCAAAGGCTTCATAGAGAACCATCTTTACCGCGACTGGAGTAAGGACTCCGGGGTAGGAAATGAACTCCTCGCACAGTCCCGTGCAGGAAACTTTGCTACTAATGTTATTCAGGCCCGCCATCGTACATTCCAAACCCCGCTAGAGGGTTTTCTCAAAACCAAGAGGATGACGAACTACGACCCAGTTGAGATGGTTCGCAAGAACGCAAACTGGATTGTAGATGCTGCGGCGAATAGAAAAGTTGTCCATTCCCTCTTGAAGTCCGGACTCACCAACTCTAGGGGTATGCCCCTGTTTTTACTGAAGGGTTCCGGTAATGTGGCAGAGGGTGTGGATGGAAAACCGTCCGCTGCTATGGTTAACCCCGACAAGGTAATGCCTACGGATATTACTCCAGAACAAAAAGCCCGCATGTACGCCAACGGGCAATGGGAGGCTTTACTCGCCACTAGGGAAGTTATAGATCGTACACCTTATGTATCTCTAGATAACATACCAGAGTGGATCAATTCTGTCAAGAAGAAAATCGCAAAGCTAGAACAAACTAATCCTCTCCTCGGAAATGGGATGACGGAAGCAGCCCGCCATAAAGCTAGCTGGGAAGAGATAGGAACTTTTGTCAAGGATAGAGCGGCTCGGTCTGCCCAGTATATCCGCGCCACTCTGAAAGCAGCGAAAGCTGATGGCGGTCGAACTTCTACGGACGTTCCTTCCGATATCGCAGTAACTCCCTACATAACCAAGATACTCCACTCGGGGGGAGTCCTGTCCGATAGAGATATTCTTCGGGCGAGTCAGCACGCAGATAAACTTGAAACTCAGGCAGAAGGCGCAAGTAGTTCTGCTCACTGGAGGAATCCTAAAGAAGGAGTTATCCGTGCTCCGGAAGTCGGGGAACTCCTGCGTATGAACAAAAAATTCATCCCCCCCGAACTCCAGAAGTACCTGGATGAACAACACGACAAATTTGCCTACGATAAAGACGGTAAGCCTATTCGTACCGCCGATGGTAACTGGGATACCAAGGGTTTAACCAAAGCTATGCAGGCCGTCGAGCACGCCGCGAATAGCGGGGAGTACCCTCAACTACAGCTAGACCTCAAGGACTTAAGTGAAATTCATGAGAAATACTCCTCAGTAAATCCAATCTCCCAAGCGAATGCTCGACCCGAGGCGGAAAAACTTCTTTCGGATATAAACTCTCGCCAGCCCGGAAAATTTCAGTTCGCCCCCAAGCCCGGAGACTATCAGGAGATCGACCACCCTGCATTCCAAAACTGGAACTTCATGACCTCTACCCCAGACGGTACCTCAGTACTAGCTAAAACAGGGGTAATGGTAGACAAGAGTATCCATAATTATATTGTAAACAGACTGGGGTTAGAAACCTCGGCTCTCCGGAAAACGGAAGGGATCGGTAAGCTAACTGCTCCTATCCTCAAGGGCGGGGCTGAAGCTAAATCCCTGCTGTTGAGCGGCTCACCTTTCCACGTCATCCAGGAAATGATTCGCGGACTTATGCTGGGGATTAACCCCCTGATCCGTCCTAATCCGGTAGCTGATCTTACTGCAAAGTTCAATACAGTACGGGGGGAAAAAGCCCTCTATCAGCTTGGAGTTAGAAACGGTCTAACTATCGGAGGTTCCCACGAAGGCTCGCTATTTTCTGAGGGACTGGCTTCACCCTCAAAGCTCGTAGCTAAGATTCCGGTCTGGGGTCCGATCTCGGATGAAATCCATTCGATGTTATTTGATCGATACATTCCTGCACTTAAAGCTTCTGCTTTCAAGAAGATGTTCGATAAGTACGCTACGGCTCACCCAGACTGGGAAGACGACGCCGTAGCAGAGCACGCGGCTAAACACGTCAACAACGCTTTCGGTGGGCAGAACTGGAAGGAGATGGGCCGGTCAGCTACCACACAAGACTGGTTCAATCTTGTATCTCTCGCACCTGACTGGCTGGAATCTGAAATGAGATTCGCGGCTAGCACAATGAACAATGCAGGACTAGGTGCCGGTAAGTACAGAGAAGAAGAAGGCAAGAACTTCTCCCGCCAGCAGGTAGCTGTTATGGCGGCGGGAACCTACATGATGGCCCGCGTCCTGAATGGTCTGTACTCCGGAGACCCTCATTTTGAAACACCGTTCGGGCTAGCCACTAAGGATAAGGACGGAAAAACGATAGAGTTCGGAGTAAGGACTTTACCGGGGGATATCCTGCACATGGCGAGCGATCCTAAAGGATTCCTCACCGGACGCGAAAGTCCCTTTGTCCGCACTGCCCAAGAACTTGTTACCGGACGAAACCAGTTCGGTCAGAAGCTCACGGACGGTGAAAAGTTTGCTGATGTGGTTTCCCAGTTCTCGCCAATCGGTTTCCAGAATGTAATGAAAACTGTCACAGGCACAACCACAGGAACCGACGTTGGTACCCCCGCTCAGATAGCAAAATCCTCCGGCGCAACCGCCTCGGTCTACAGGTCTCCTGCGCAAAAGTTGGCCGCTAACCTAGCCGCCGAGAGAAGCGAGGAAGGCGCAATGTCTCCACAAAAGGTAGCAAAGCATCGTGTCATTCTTAAGCTTGAGGAGGATATCAAGGCGGGCAGGCTCACCGGGCAAGGTCTTCAGGACATGGCGGATAGCGGACAGTTAGATCAAGACTCGGTAAAGAACATCCTCAAGGTCGTAAAGGAGACCGCAGGACTGGACCCAGAAAACACTCGACTATACTCCCGCGTTTCTAGACTCGATGCTCAAGGGGCTATGGATGTGCTTAAGGACGCTAACTCTTCTGAACGGCAGATTCTCCTACCCCTGGTGGAGAAAAAAGTGAAGGCTTATTTGAAAAAGAGTAGAACCGGGTCGGTTCCAACAGAAAGAATGTCAGACCCTACTTTTCTTGAGGCTCGGAAAATGTTCCCACAAACAGTTGAAGCCCCTGATTAAGGAGGCTTCATACTTATTAGATGTAACAGAACTCAAAAGGATTCAAAAAGTTTTCAAAATAAAAGCCCACCCCTAAAAGGTGGGCTTTGTTCTGGTCTCGCTCTCGGTGGTCTGGGAAAGTTAAGAATTCTTTCGGCCAAAACTCAAGGGTACTCCGCTTTCTTTCTGGTATCAATATAGATTATTCTACTGTGCCTTGCGGGTGAGTGCATGTTTTTCTCCTATACCCTATTAGATGTAGGTTAGGAGAAAAGGTATACTTGCAGTTCAAAAAATGAGTAATAAAAGTAGTAGTAAAAAGCCCCCTTTCGGGGGCTTAGTTTTTGTCTACGTGTTTTCTTAGTTGGTCCCAAACATCTTGCGATACCATTAGAGTCCTTGGCGGGAGCCAGTCGTGTACCCGAATTGTCCACCCTTCAAAGCCTCCTTCAGCCACTACGTCTGAATACTCTTTTTTCCTTCTTTCATACTCTTCTTCCCAGAACTGGGTATTAGCTTCTCCGGGAGTATCTGCTCTAGGGCCGGTGAGCAGACACCTAGAACACACACTGTAGTAGTCTTTTTTCTTAGTTGGATTCCACAAAGGGGTAACGGTTTCAACATTCTCTACAAGGTAATCAGCCCCGCAAGTATGAAAACATCTCATTATAGTCCTCCTACATCCCACCTACGGTTAATCTCGTGGTTGTCTTGCGTGCCGTAAATTTCTGAGACCACCCACACCCTATCGTCGCCTTTGAGAGAAATCCTCATGGCGACTTTTAGTTTGTATTCGTCACTGGGTAGCCAACAAGTCATTTCGGTTCCCGGCTCACTGAATAGTTTTACTTGGGTGATTTTCATCGTAGTGGGCAGGCCCCTCCTTCACATTCCATCCCGTCAATCAAACCACCTTCTCCCACGTCTTCGAAGTCAATAGGCTTGATTTTCTTGGATAGCTTCTCGTACTGTTCCCTCGTGATTGCTTCCTTCGGTGCCTGAACAAATCCGTGATCGCTGGCGCAAAGAAAGCTAATAGACTTGATGTACTGAAGATTCTCCGCGAGCCAAATCTTCAGCTTAGGGATATCTTCCCGCTTGTAATACACGGTAACAGATACGGCTTGATCCGACCAATGCTTCTGAGCGAACTTCAGAACATCAAGCTGCTTCCATGTATCCCAGTCTTCGTCTGCTACGGGGAACCCGTCCGGAGCCTTCTGATAGAAGTCTACAACCATCGTATTCGGGTTAACCTCCCCAAAGTTGTTCTGAGGCTCCATGTAGTGCCCCGCTGCCCGGAGTTTAGGAATCAGGGGGTCACTTGAGCCGAACCTAACTCTCTGGATCATGTACCGGCTATATGCTGCGTGTATCCCCTCGTACCCCATACAGTCAAGAACCTTGCTCATAGTTCCGCTTGGCTTGACCAACGTAGTTCTCTTACTGAGTGGAATTCCTAGTTCCGCGCTATACTTTCGGTCCTCGTCCTGAACTGCCTCGTAAACCCTGTCTAGTGTACTTGCATTAAAAAGAGGCGAAGCCAGACACCCGGTAATGCCGATACCCGTCCTGCGGTTCCTCTTAATAACCTCATCGGACAGCTTGTGGTGGTACTTCTCCATAGTAACCCGCTTGGTGTACCTCTGCATTAGGCGGGCGATTTTTTCAAACTCTTCTTCTGAGTCTACATTCGGGAGAGGGATTTCCGCCAGATTACAGCTTTCCCCATTCTCTAGTTGCGATTCAACACACTGCCCAGTAACTACCCCCTCGAAGCATCCTGTGCCATTTTTGGGGTCTGTAAAACAGTAGACCTTCTCGGCAAACCCGGAGTCTTCTACAGATACTACAGTTACAAATCTTCCTGCATTTCTTTGGGGAGAGAACCCTTCCAGAGGTAGCCTCTCACAGTGTAGTCCGATGCTTACTAATTCCTGCATTTCCTGAGAGCCAACTAGTAGTCTCCAAGAGTCTTGACAGTCAAAAAGCCTAGTTCCTCCCCGTCCATTGGGCATCAGCCTCTTCCCCGCGAGATTAGCTAGAGTAACCTTTGTATTTACTCCCAGAGTTGTTAACATCTTTTGGGTGTCAAGAAGAAAAGTTTTATCGACAGAGCATACTTGGGTACCCCCCTCTTTTAGAAGAGTTCCGTCTCCATCCAACAAACCCGCAAACCAGTTCAGTCGAGAATCTACGTCCCAAACAGTATCTGGGACAAAGGACTTCTTTAGCTTCTGGTAGGTGGGTATTACCGTGGCTCTTTCTTGAGATTCTTTATATTCTTTTGCCTCTGCCTGAAGACGGGAAATGCACATAAACTTCGGTCTGTACACATAGAAGTACTTGTAGTCATCCATCCCCTCTGCCGAGAGAAAACCCTGTGTATACGCAAAATCATAGTTATACTTTCCGGGAACTATGGGCATATCAAACTTAGCTAAAGGAGTTCCTATCGCCAAATCTTTTGCTTTAACTTTTTTTGTCGCCCCGGTATACCCAATAGCAGTTACGAATTCATGGTAGAGGGTGCATGTAAGACTTTGACCAGAAGAAAGGATAACTTTTACGAGAGGCTGGTTTCCCCCTGTAATCCCCGGACGTACTTTGGAGAATTCAATGCCATTCCAAACTTCTACTTCCTGTCCGATAAGAGAGTCAATTCTCCGGTACCCCTCTGAGGTAAGAATCTCCGTGTATCCCGGAACGCAAGGATTAAACCCAATCGCCGCGTCGGGTTTCAGTTCTCCCATACGCCCGTACTTCTGGGCGTTCTTGATGTTGATAATCCCAAAAGGCTCTCCCTGCTCATAGGTCTTCCAGAACAAGGGATGTAGGTCCTCTATGTCCTCACACACGATACTGTAGTTTGCATTGCTCCTGTGGGGAGGAATCTGCCCAAGGTCCCACCTCTTAGCCTTCAGATACTCCTTGTCCCAGCAGTCCCCTTGGATTAGAATCGCGCTTCTGCGAACATTGCCGCTTACTACTAGTTGACCTGTTGCTGTAAGGATATCCGCCGCGTCTATCGGTCTCATATTCTTCCCTTCTCGGGAGACGAAGATAGCACATAGGTTTTTAACAAATTCAATTAGGGGAAGAGGCCCAGAGGCCGTCCCGCCAAACCCAATAATAGCTTCGTCCCTCCCCCGCAGACAGATAGTGGAGTAACTGAAACTCTTGCCCGTAACAAAGAAACTTTCAAGAATCCTGTGGAAAAATTCTCCCCACCCTTCTCTACTATCCGGAATAATAAAGTCTGCGTCCTTGGTGGGCTTGTGGATAATCACAATACCCTTCTTCACCTTCGGGAGTTTACTGGTGTATTTATGTTCCACACTCATCCCGACCCCTCCCCCCAGCATGAGGAGGTCGAGAGCGATTACAAAGTTGTACCAGTCTGCCGCTGTCAGGAACCAGCAGTTACAGCACGCGGCTCCGCCCACCTTCTGGTGGCTAGGTGCCCCCGAGAACCAATACCCCCGTCCTGCGGGACCCCCTTTTCGTTCCTGCCCAATCCTGATAAGCTCTTTGATCTCACTTTCCGGTACGTTCTTTCCTTTAACATTTCCCATTACGGAACGCTCTACGGTCTGATCCCAGTTCTCTAGGACTCCGGAGTCCTTGCGGGCGTAAGTTCGGCGGTAGACCACACGAGCCAAATTGCTCCAATCTTTCAATTTACTTAATCTCCTTGATACTTATATTTCGTCGGGCGGCTACCATCGCTATGGCGGTGGACTCAATTGCACACTCTACGTGTGGGTTAAATTTTCCGGTATGCGGAGTACAGTAAAAGAATCGTAAATGAAGTAGCTCGTGAACTACCGTGACTTCCAGATCATGAACAGCCGTATGAGTTTCGTCCATGAACTCCGGGTCCAAGACTTCCATCAAGACTGTATTCTGCATAGGCTTAATAGTAGAGCACCCATAGCTAGCGGGGTCTTGTGTTATTACCGGGGTGATAGCCCAATCTGTTAATCGGAGAGCTTTCTGCCAGTAATGGGTGTGTGCTTTTACTTCCGAGATCAGGCTAATTTTGGGCCTCCGCTCTTCGATTCCAGCCTGTAGACACTTTTAGGGGGTCCCAGTGGCCCATCTCGGCAGGGCACTCAGTACAGCGTATTGAGTAAATAAAGGAGCCACCTATTCCTTCTTGGGAGGTGAGGTCTGTGGTATTCCATATTTTACTACTTCCACAAAAAGGGCAAGGTTTAATACCCGGTGTATATGCCATTAGTTGTTTGCCTCCCCCTGTAAGTAGTTAAGTAACGCCCCCGCTTGGGCTTCAAGCAGCTTTGTCTGACCTTTCTTTACCGTCAGAAAGTAGTCAGCCTCAATATCGTGTGTCCCTGTTTCCGAGATATGGTTAGGGTCCCTATCTTGACTAATGTAGGAAATCCCGTCCTTGACCAAAGCTGTTACCCGGACAATAGCCGAAGTCCCTGTAGGACCTACGCAATATTGCTCCTGAATAAAGGTAGCTTCATTAGGAAACCGCACGTTTGGAATAATCGCCACGTCCCAGAAAGTATTCTCAAGGTCTTCCTCAAGGAGTTCAACCCAATGATCTACGTTCTCCGCACGGCGGGACATTCCCCTTTCGACCAGTAAGGATACATTGTCCTTGAGGTCTTCTCGTGTAGCCGACTTAGGAACTAGCCCGTCACTTTTCAGATCGGCTAGAACGTAGTCAGACAACTCAAAAATCTTGGCCGTAAGACCTTTAGCTTCAGCGGCCTTGAGAATTCCAAGGGCCACCATAGACTTCCCACTTTTTGCGCGGCCAGTTATCCCCAGCAAAATCATTGAATTTCCTTTCCGGTTTCCGAAAATTCTTTAAACCTAACTTTGTAGTCCTTGAGGTCATCGAAGTAGGGGTAAGTATAGGTCACGTAGGGTGCTTGCCACCCCCACGTCCACTTTTCGCTTTGAACCTGATCGACCGCCTCATTAACGATATTAGAGCCTGTGATAGTCCCGCCAGACTCGACACTGGCCCCCTCAGTATCCTTTACCGCGTCTTTGGTTATTCCTGTAAACACAGTACCAACCTCGTTGATACTAATTATATCATAGAACTGGTAAGGACCGTCTTGACCGACAGCTTCGGCATAGTCTTCTGCAAGTTCATTTGCTTCTCGAAGGCTATTGGCTAGGATTTGGACTTCTTCCTCATCTTGGCTATCTTGGTCGGCTGACTTGTACTTTCGGATTGTAACGTCGTAGAGGGTGCTGAAATTTGGCTCGGACATGTTTTGGTCTCCAGTTTGACTACTGATTCTATTCTAACACAGTCTCTTCCCTGTGTCAAGTCCAGCCAAGAATTTAATCCAGACTTTGCCTGTTCTAGCGAGTCTGCCGGAAAGTATACTTCGGCCAAAAGCCGCCCTTTCTTGGTACCATCCGGTTGCTCGGTAAGAGCGCGGTAAAGGTACTTAAACTGAGCGGCTTGAGGGGTTATCTTAAGATAGAATTCCGGGGTCACTCCTGATTCCCAAGGCATACTTCGCGGTCGCAGTTTGGGTCTGGTTCTTCCGGATCGGGGTCAGCTTCTGAGGACCAAACAAAGTCAATCTCGTAGATCGCCTTGATGTCGTAGTCCTCCTCATCAAACCCGTAGTCTTCCAGAGCGACCTCATGGGCTGTTGATACCGCGTGTTCAAAACAACACGCACTCACAACGAAGGTTGCATCTTCTTCGTCAGCATTGATAGTTACTTCATAAATCTTGTTCAGATTGAGCATTACCAAGTCTCCCCTGTATGTTTTTGAACCTGTGATTTAATGTCTTCTAGTGAAATTGGCGTGTAGCCAAGAGTCTCAACGCACACTGAAAAATATTTGTCCCCCACCAGCCACTGATCCTTCTGGTGGGAATGTCCGTGAACGCAGGCGTGATTTTTCCCAAGGCTGTTTGGGTGGATAGGTATGTGTGTAAAGATCATCCTATCCAGTAAGCGGCTAGAATAGATAGCCTCGAAGTACGGAGTGTACAACTGGACTTTCCCCCGGTCGTGGTTTCCGAGGATTAGGCGACCGTGGCCGTTCATCCTTTTTAAAAACTGAAGTCCGGAGTCCTTCATTGAAACGTCTCCAAGACAGTACCATTTATCTTGCGGACGGACCACGGAGTTGTGCCTATCGACCATGTACTCGTCCATCTCCTCTACCGATCCGAAGTCTCGCATAGGGGAGCCGTCGGCCCGCTTGAACGAAAAGATCGTCGCTGCGTGGCTGAAATGGTGGTCGCTACTCACAAAAACATTTGGCACGTTAGTCCTTTTCCGTATGGAATACTATTGAGATAAGTCCTTCTTCCCTGTCCCAGACATAGGCTTCCGCACTGCGCTTGTTGCCTACGAAGGCATTCTGGGCGTGCCAATCATCCGCTGCACATAATGCTGGGAGTACTCGAACTCGAACGCCGTGCTGCTCGTCTAGCTGGGTCTTATGAGTATGCCCTGTATGGCATTCCCGATGAGTAGTCTCTCCGAACATGCGTGGCTCCTCTGTTGCCATGACCAGCGGGTAGTCCGACTTCTTACCTTTATCACCGTGGGTAAAACACAACATCACCTTACCGTGCTGGTGATACTTCCTAGCCCGTGGTCGGTTGTCAATAGTAATCTTATCGTCATTCATGAAGAACATCTCGACGCTATCTGCGAGATGCCAGCTACTAAGCTGATCGTGGTTTCCATAAACCGGAATAACCTTTACCGGGGCGAGTTGTTTAAGCCGTTGTATAGCCTTGATGGTCATAGTCCGAGCTACAGCAAAGGTCTTATGGTACCGAGCGTCAGAACTCACGTAGGTTCCTGCGGTTGTGCGGCCCTCGATGTCATCTGAATTGAGCAGGTCATTGCCTAAAATATAGATTACCTGATCGAACTTATATCCGGATACCCTGTCGATGAGAGTTTCGAGAGAGCGGTTGAAGGTGGCTTCCGCAATCTTCACATCGTAGTTCGGCCCACCAGTCTCCGTTCCCCAGGCGAGCTTGCCAATATGTAAATCTGGCGTATTTATTTCCAACATAAGTCCAGAGGGCTTACGCGGCCTCTCTCGGAGGAGTTCCTGGGGCCACGGAAACTCTATGGCCAGTTTCTTGAGGCTCTCAATCTCCTTCCTGATATTCTCGACTTCTACTTTCTTCTTCAAGAACGCCTTGACTTGGAACAAAGGCTCCGTCTTGACCTTAGCGTTGTCCCCTTTACCAACCTTGATTCCCACTTCCCATTTATTAACTTGGAATTTTTCCACGGCCCACACAGACTCGTCCACCTTGCAGTAATCGAGGAGTTGGGGGAGAGTATGAATCCTAGTCTTAGGGAGCGAGATAGCCCACGTATCCCCAGTAATTTCACTGGTCTCCACTGGACCCTTGCCAACAACATCTTCAGTTTTCAAGCTTTGCCACCTCAAAAAGTTTCTTGTGTTTCTTCTTAAATTCTTTTATTACGGATTTCGCTCCGTAGTATTCTACTCCCCGGAATTCTACGCACCATCCGTTAAGTAGCGGGGAGGTCTGAACATCCCAACAAGGTACAGAAGTTTCTCTACTCAGGTCTTCGCTCCTATACATTTCTGGCGCATTTACTTCCAGATAAGTAATGACCTTTTGGATGTGGTCCGGAAAAGGCTGGCTAAGAATCTCATCAATCTTCATTTTGCTGGTCCTCAAACGCAGTAATCGCAGAACTTGACCCGAAATAATTTTTGCCTTGGAAGTTAGTCCTGAACGCTCGAAGAGTGCTAGAACTCTTGATGGTGCTCTCAGCTACCCCAAACCGTTCAAACAACTCCTGCACTGTGTACACCTCGTCGTCCGGGGAGGTCTCCAAAAAAGAGATGATACTCTTGATACTCCCACCCTTAATCACGTCTGATACTTTCATTCTTCCTCCAAGGGTTCGAAGCTCACAATATTCGCCACTAGGGTAGTTGGAAGACCTTCTTCGAGGGCCTCCGCAATCCACAGTTCTATATCGTCCCCTTCAGCTTCTAGGGAATAGTCAGTCACTTCAAGAGTGAGCGCGTACACGCGAGGGGCGGGCATTACTTGAACACCCCTGTTAGGAACCCGGCGATGAACCCAAGACCGAAACTCTTCAATGTGCTTTTCAAATTATGTGCCTTCAGTACTTTAATTTGAGCCGTACACTCTTTCTGCTGATCTACAATCTGAGTGTTAAGACCCTTATTAAGATTATCGCAAACCAACCCTTGACTTGTCAAGCCCAAAATTTGCTTATCATCATTAGACTTGATAAGTATATCGGAGGCTACCTGCTCCTTGAGGGCCGGAATCGTATCTAGGGTAGTCGTCACTCCAACACTTTGGTCGTGCGTAAGAGTGACCCCGTTAGGGTTAGACTGTATTCCCTGCTGATTCGTTAGCGCGTCGAGCCTTGCAGCGAGTTGATCGTTGTTAAGTCGTTGATCCGAAGCAGCTTGAGCCGCTGCTGCTTTGTAAGCGTTCGCTGCCTGTTGCGCAAGGGTAGCATTCTGGGCCTGTAGCTGGGCATTAGCCTGCACTGTTTGTATCTGTAGGGCTGCGTAGCTGGTTTGCAGAGCCTTATTAGACTCCTGCTGGTTGGCAAGAGTTTGCGCGGTAAGAGATTCCTCTGCCTTAACGGAGTTGTAATGTCCGTCGATGAATTTATATCCGAGGAACAAAATGAGAAGCAAAACAAAAGTGGTCAGAATGAACTTCTCATGAATGATTAGCCAGCTAATGCCTCCCTTGATTTCCACCTGTGTCACGCCCGGAATCTCCTGAGCCTGTTCTTTTACCGTATCCAAAAATCCTGCTCCCATTACTCCCCCTCGAATCCGTTCCGGTAGTTTGATTCTCCCGCCAGAAACTTTTGATAATTCCTGATATACTTGGCCGCGTTTTCCAAATACTCTGGGTTATCTTGCCATTTTCTGAGTCCCGAATTAGCCAGCCAACTGAGTATACCTCTGACACTTAACCGCTTGAGTCGGGCCTTGACCTTGGCCCTAGAAACTGCTTTCAGCCTATCAAATTCTACGAACTTGAGTCTGCCAATCCCGGAATCCTGCCTGCCATATCCTTTCGGCCAAGAATACCAAACCCCTTGTCCCTTCTCGGATACGATCTTCCACCGCTCAATCTTATGGTCGTGGTCCACATGAAGACTTACCGTACCTGGGGGGTTACCTGTTATCGAGCACACCCCTCCATTCTTGCGAAGAGCGTCATTGTATTCTTTCTCCGAGATCAGAAAGTTCCTGCGAAGGTACTTCTCCCTCTTGGATGCGGGGTTAATCGTTCTTGGCTTCCTCATTAGTCTCCTCGTGTAGTTTTTTCAGTGAAGGGTAGCGGGCGGATATCCTAACTATGTGAGAATGGCAGTTCGGGCACGTATCGGTCATTACCCCCTCAAAGAGTATCATACAGTAATCGCAGCGAATAGTCTCTATCATCCTTCCTTCCCCTCTGCTTTGTCCAGGGCTAAATCGATAGCTTTACAAGCCGCCTTCCATCCGAAGTCAGCCATCCAGTTTCCAGAAAGAATTATCTCTGCTTTCGCTAATTGTAAAGCTCTATACATGCTGGGGACAGCGGAGATAGAATAGCAGTCTTCAGACCTGTCCGGCTGACAGATTCCAGTAAACCCGTTTCCGAAGTCCCCCGAAGTATCCAGAAGGACCACATATCTAGGTTCTAGGTGGCGGTCGATTACTTCCCAAGTCTCGTCTTTAAAACTCATCCTTCCTCCAATTCCGTTTTGCGGAAAAATTGTTTTGATGCGGGCTTCACAAACTCCCAGACCATCTCCTCGAACCTGTCCATCTTCCCGTCAAACAGCGTAAACAAAAGGCTGCTCTTTTCGTAGCCTTTTGCATACATAGCAAATAGTTTCCGCCGCTCCCTATCTACTACGTCCCCTTCGCTGATATTACAAAGAGCTATTACTGTTCTGAACGCTTCTGTGTAGGCGGTTCGCAAGCTGTCGTGGTCCCTCCGGATATCCGCCGCTATCTTCCCCGCCCAATCCTTTAGAGCCTGATCTGCATCCTGTAGTTCCATTATAACAGATTTTCCGACGCGAGTCAAGTCCCAAATTACTAGAGTGCTGGTCTGGAAATAGAGTTTATGAAGAGTTTTGTAAAGGTCAAATTTGATCTTCCTGCGCTCGGTACGAGGTCCATCAAACCATAGAGCTACATACCCCTCTTGATTTTCAATATCTTTCTTCTGGAGAACGTCAAGGTCCTCATAGTCGTACTGCTTAATTTCCCTGAAATCTCTAAGCCACCTGCTAACACTCAGACTCGCAGACGAGGGTAAGTACTCCGTTCCATTAACTTTATCCACCGCACCAAGGAGAACAAGTCCAAAAAATTCGTATTCAACTACCTTCCTATCTTCCGGAATGATAACTTCAAAAACATAGTTCATCCTAGTGTTGGCAAGGAGTACAGATTGTTTGATTAGGTGTTCCTCAACCCACTTAGCTGCCCACTTAGCTTGGTCGGATTCAAAACTGCCTCGCGTGCTGACTACTATCTCTCCCTTATAGAAAAATAAATTTAGGTAACTTCCGTCCGCTTTCTCAAAGATAAACGGAATTCCTTCTGGAAGTTTCCCGGCCCGAGGGTCATCATACGAGAAGAATTTCTTGAACGGAATAGCTATTACCTCAAGAGTCTCTGTGTCATAAACCAAGCCCCGACAGTAAGATAAAGTGTCCGTCCAGATTTGGACTGACTGGGCAGCGGGCGAGTAATTAAGGATTTGAAGCGGAAGTCGAGGATGCGGTCGGGCACGCACAATCCCGTCATCAATATACTGCCCCAGCAATTTCACGTCGATAAGTTCACTTAGCAACATTACCAGTCCTCATTTACAGTAAAGGGCAGGATAGAGTACTCGTTCGGGTAGCAGCCCATATCTCTGGGGAGTTCTAGACGATGGCTAGTACGGAGATCAACGCACCGTTTTACATCCTTGTCAATCTTATCTTTAGCTAGCTCTGGCGTATCGTAGACGCCTTGAACAATGTCTACAGAATACTCGCACCCATCTGTTTCAGTAAACATTACTGCATATAACATCAAAAGTCTTCCTGTTCTCCGCCCACGGCGATTACCCACGGTATCTTCTCGTCGCGCCACATCTTCAGAACTTGGGGGCGATCATCAGCCACGAGCCAAACTTTCTCCCTTGGGAGTAGATTGAGAATATCTTTCTTCACCTGAAAATCTGGACGCCCATCTGAGCGGTCTCTGAAAAATACTTGGTAGATCAGGAACTTCGGAACTTCCGTTTCCCGGAATAAAGGTCGAGGAGACCAGATAGACTGAAACCATGACAGGGTTTTCTCTAGGTATGTATCTGGTCTCCCGCTCACCAAAACGATATGGTTCTCTTTACTAAGTTCTGACATCCACTTAAAAATAGGGATGATCGGAGTATCCTCGTGCAGTAAATGATAGTAGGAGTCCCAGTTTTTCTTTTCCTGCTTCAAGTACTCTAAACGCTTTCCATTCTGGGCTAGGGTCCCGTCTATGTCACAGATAACAATAGGCTTAGTCCACTCGATCAAGCCATTTCTAGCGGCGGTCTTGGTAATTACGTTCCGGCCTACTGGGTTTTCTCTGAGGGCGTCTCTGCGAATACACTCTTCCAAAGTGGTATCGAAGGTTTTGGTCTCCAAAATAGCAGGGGCAATTTCGTTCCAGCCGGGATCACGAAAACCCGTATCATCAACAACTACCGAGTACCCGTGCTCTAGGATAGTCTTCGCCATAGACATCTCTACTTCGATGACTACCTTCTCCCGCTCCCTAGTCCATTTACTGTCGAACATCATAGCACGGAGATCGTCTCGATTCAGACGAAAGTAATTGCCAGAGTCTTTGACGAGGGATTTTGCGAAGGTTGTTTTTCCAGAGGCTTGCAAACCCTTTAGAACGAGTAACTTAGACAATTACTTTTCCTCCTCGACTGAAATTATCTTTTCCCGGCCCTCAAGAATCCTGCGGGTCGCTTTTTCCCATGCGATGGCTAGAGAAGGGGCCTCGACTTCAAAGGTCCTCTCTTCATCCTCCGAGAATCTGGTCCAGCAAGTCACCCACCAAACCTTCATTCTTTACTGGCTCCAAAAACCAATCTGATATCAAAAATCTTTTCCACCCCGGAGATGCTAACCTGTTCCGCCATATCCTGCGCGTCTAGGTAGTCTACTGCGTCTACCTCGAAGGTTCTGACTCCGCCTTCCCCATAGGGACTTGAGATACTAACTCGGTAGATCACTTGTTCCTCCACCTTTTGTAAATTGAAATTCCCCAAGCACCCAGCTTCGCGTGTTGTTCTGCGTGTGTCCTCATCTGGTCTTCGACGTTAGCCGGGATTGTCTTTCCCTGCCCGAACTCGTCTGTGTACCAATACTCCCCGATAGCTTCTTGACAGGACATACAGGTATATCTGTATTTGTACGTTGGTACTGCCTCCCCGATCCGGTGGATAGGACTTCCCCACACCCTACCAAAGATGATCCGTATATCTGGAACAACCTCGTTTATATCGAAATCTTCATAGAAGGACTTCAACAGGAGAAACACGGGATAGTAAATTCGAGAAATCTGATCCATGTACTTACTATATACCTACACCTTTCCCGTGTCAAGGGATTTATCATAATTGCGGTAAAAAATTAGAGAACCCACCACAGATAGCTTTACAAAGTTGGGCGGGATATAGTAGCCCTTTTCAGTAAAATACTGTGATCCGTTCGTGCTGTCGAACGTCTTACCTGCGAGTACCACATCCAAATTCTCCAGTAGCCGGGTAAAGTTAATCTCCTCCTCCGGGTAGTCTTCTTTATGAGGGTTGTCCGGATACCCCATACTAAAGGTCTCAACATCAGTAAGATGAGATCGGTGGACTCCTTTTTTCTCCCTATTAACCAAAACGTGCAGAACGGCGCTCATGCCGGGATACATCTCTGTCCTGCCCTCTCTCCAGCAGCAGAGAGCTACCAAGGACTTCTCTAGGTCTTGGGCGACAGCCCCAGACTCCTCTAGGTACTTAGAGAACGAGGGGTCTCGGGGGTCCGGCCACTCGTGGGGGAGTTTAGATTCTTTCTCCCGCCAGTACTTGACCAGATCGATACTCTTTTGAAAAGTTTTAAAATCCATACAAGCTTTCTAAGTCCAGATCGGACGTGGGAGTATCCGTGCCGTATAGGTGCGACCCGAACTTTGTGCGGAAGATCGTTTCCATTATTTTCTACTTTCCACTTTCCGGAATACATAGTCCCTTTCCTACAGGGAACTCGATCACGTTAATCAGCTTACTGGACCGGCGCAGGTAGCCCGCCGCGCATTCCGAGGAGCAGAATACCTTCTTGTTTCCTTGGTAGTCTGCCATAATAACTACACTAACTACGTCCTTGATAAACTTTTCCGCGCCAGTACCATCATCCTCAAATGAGAAGGTCTTGGGGTGGGTCTCAAAAGTCGCGTCCACAACAATATTTGTGCAGTAGTTGCCCGCATCGCAGGTTACAGTCACAAAGTTCTTTTGAGAGACTGGTGTTCCGTAAACAGTAGTCTCTTCGATCTTGTCCTTGATGGCCGCAAGGTTCTGGGCCACAAAAGTCCCCGTCCGCTCTACCCCATCCAGACCTTTTATGGTCAAGATTGTTTCGATCTCTACGCTCATTGTTCTCCTCTAATCTTACTGCTTTGAAACCTACGATCTCCGTGGGCTACCTGTAGGTGACAGTAGCTACACAAAGCCACTGAGTTTGAAATACTTACTTCTCCGGGCTTATCGTCTTCGTCCCTCTTACCCCTAGCAAGCCTCTCGTGCATGTGACCAGTATACCAGTCAATACGTTTACCGCAATCCTCGCAGTGTACTATACCGTCGTCGTCTGTGGCCCGTTTAAAAACTGCTCTTCGGATTTCTTCAACCGCCACCTTCTTGGCTACCTGCTGTACCCGTTCTGGCTCCATACGGTGGGCTTCATGCGAGAGTTTTATGATCCGGATAATCTGTCCGGTTTCCGGAATCACCTCAACATAGACCATTTGCTTAGCCACTAGTACCAAACCTTCCACCAAGGCTTACGCGGGATAGGCTCGTTCTCAAGTGTGTAACTCCCATAATAAGACGTAGCCAGTTGGGGATCAAACTCCGGGAGAACCCCCGCCAGGTACTTACGGAAAGCCTCTTGACTCTTCATTTCTCTGGATGCGCTATCCACTCTATACCAATCCTCGTATTTAAGTCCGGAGACTTCTGTTGAGATAGTTACACGGTCGTCTACGCCATAATACCCCGGTCGTTTCGGTTCGGGTCTAAAATCCTTTAGGTTTCCTTTATAGGCGATATAGGAATATCCACAGTCTTCCAGGGAAGACTTACTTCCGGGACTACTAAGACCCCAGTAAAGTCCCCCCAAGAAGACGTAGTATCTACTACCATAAGAAAACGCGGTATAGTAAATCCCGCCCTCCTCTGGAATAAGTTTAGGGTGTTCCAGGATTCTGATCGTGGGAACTACCCCCGGTTTATCTGTCTTAACGGTCTTAGCTTTCTTAACTGTCATTCTTTCTCCTCGAATCCATTTTCCAAAGCCCACTTCCTCAGTGTATCAAATCCAAACACGTCGGGGTCGAAGTTGTTAGTACAGTGGTTAATAATCTGCTCTTCTGAAAATACTTCATCCACGTCGAGGTTGTCCTGAATCCAACTTACATAGGTATCCAGTAGGTCTCGGGGAAGTTCATCCAGTACAAAATCCCGGAACTTCGATTCAGTATTATACGACAGTGACATTCTTTTCCTCCTTGGCTACCTTTTGCGCGTATGCGAGATTAAATTCTGCTCGGGCGATCTCTACCCTCGCTTTCTTAATTATACCACGGTAATAGGTAACGTGCCAAGCCCACGACTTATAGTTTCTTTCTTTGTTCTTGACTCGATCTCGGGCTTCCCGAGAAATCTGCTCGGCCAGAGCAACTGCTCTAATTTCCGCTTCTGCTTGCGAAGCGAAAGTATTCTCTTCCTTCAGACACCAAGAAGAGTACTCGGAGTCCCCCTCTGCGATCTTGTATTCTACTCCTTCCGTACTAACCTCGATGCCCTTGATTTTCCCAGACAGGACTTTAGGCTCCTGCTCGAAGTAGATATTAACTCCTCGTGGCCCATTGTACCCGTTTGTACATCCCTCGCACGGAACAGTGACCTCTTCTCCGTCACCAAGAATGACGGTAAGAAACCTCTTGCCGAAGCAGTCGTTACAGGTTACATACTTCTCAACTGATCTTGTCTGGGCCATCCAGACCGTATCTCCAATATTAAACATTGTTCCCCCATGTTCCTGTAAATTCTTGTGCAAGACGAAGTACTGCTTCCTTGAGTTGTAACCATTCTGGGTATGTGTGTGGAATAGCTGGATCAACTGCCTTAGCGATTTCTAGAGCCTTGAGCCATGTTTTCTTCTCATCCTCTAAAAGAAACGCCCCTCCAAATGAAAACCAATGTCCTACCTCTTCTGGAAGAACTTGATGTAGCCGAAGGGCGGTCGCCCCCCGAAGTTCCTCGGTCTTGGTCTTGGGGTCCATCGCCATAGCGAGAAGGTCTTCCGGTAAGGATAGTACCCCGGACTGCTCTGCGTATTTACTGAGCACGCTTGCTTTAGTGATCCCTATGTTGCAAAGCGATTCCTCCGATAAAAGTGGCGTGAGATTTTGAGCGATACTGATCCCCAAATACAATTGCGAGTGCCCGATATCATACTTCTTTGCCACAAACTTTACGTAGTCTCCGAAGCTGCGGTAATTCCCAAGTAGCCAGTATTTCTTGGCCCGGACACAGTGCAGCAAACTACCCAATCGGGCGTAATTTGAGGCCAACGTCCGGGTAGCCGCGAGGATAACCCCGGTAGCTGAATCAATATCTTCTTCGAGCTTCTTGGCCTCAAGTTTTTCTTCAGTCGAAAAACTCTCAATTACGAGACTTTGGGAGTCCAAACCTTCTCCTCTTCATCCACTTTACCGAGCATCTTCAGGGTGTGGATAAGCCCCTGATAGAAACTGTACCCGCCGCAGAGAGTGGACAGCAAGAGGAGAACAAGACACGACCCCTCCCCCCAAGCTGCGAGAAACAAACTCAGGGTTGCACAAGCAAACCCGAGGGTAGCCGCCGAAAAATACGCTACTGCCGCCCAGTTAGTTTTTTGGATCACGAATCGTTACCTCCCTGAAAGTCTCGGCTGGATAGCCTTTATAGGCGTTTTTGAGACTAGCCCAATACGTATCCTGCCACAAAAAAGTATCTTCGTCTATATCTATCCGCCTCTGGACAGTAAACACACCCTTTGTCTCGGTTTTCTTCATAATCCCTCACTCTTCTAGACTACCACAGACAGGTGTCCGTGTCAAGGTTAAAAAGATTTAAAATTCAAAATCACTTTGGGTCATCGGGGGTTCGATGTTTATGATCTCCGTAAAGGTGGCAATAGCCCCAATGAAGAATAGTTTAGTAAACGCTGCGCCCTTACCCCGACTCCGACCTTTCATACACCGTATCTGCACCTCTGGAGATAAGTTGTCCTTGGTATTCTCATCCATGTTCTTGACTACTTCCCTGTGAAGGTATAGAACCACGTCAGCATCAGAAACGAGAGACTCGCTACCCTTCGCGTCGTAAATATCGATCTGCTTTCCCTGCGTCTTTTGCCCTGGTTTTCTCGGCTGACCGACCACAAAGAACTTCAGTCGGTAAATCTGGGCCATACGCTTGATTCGCTGCATAGCCTGACTCTGGGCCTTCGTCTCATCCTTCTCGTTCCTGCAAATGAAATGTATATGATCTAGGACCACACTGGTGGCCCCCACGCGTCGTACCCCAGCCTCTATCAAGTCCAGAACCTCTGTCATCGTGTTCAGGTTAGGGTTGTTGCCAATAAAGTAGGATACCCCTTTGAGTTTCTTTGCCGCCTCTAGCCGGTCTTCTTTCTTAATATCTCCACGCTCTTTAGCCATCAGGTTCGCGGTAACAATCTCTCCGATCTCGCTGTCGGACATTTCCGTTTGGTAGTTGAGAACTACCTCATCATTCTTTCTCGCTGCTGCGATAGTAGACTGTAACAAAAATTGGGTTTTTCCACTCGACGTTTGGGTGGCAGACACATACACAATACTCCCCGGCAGAATGTTTGCCATACTGTCCACGGAGTTCCAGCAGAACCTGAACCTATTAGGGTTGTCCTCTGCTGTACCCGACTCATCACTACGCAGGATATCTTGCAGGCTCTTCACGCCCGGTAAAGGGTTAGCATACGCCTGAACGACTAAGTTATCCACCAGATTCCGGAAAACGGAGATATCCCTATTAGCTACTTCGAGGTAGGTCTGGTTTGCGTCCTTCTGTCCTTTAGGCCACACGAGCCTGTAGGTACGCTCCTTGAACTCCGCCCACAGTTTGTTCATCCTGTCCGTACCCACGGAGCCATCGTTGTCCCCCGCGAGGATAACAACAGCCGCCCCCATTATGCGGTCCCTCATTTCAGGCGTAAGATTCATGCTAGCGTTAGGCAAAGATACTGCTCGGTATCCGGCCTGAATCATCACGGCTTGATCGAATTTTCCCTCGGTGATATAGATCACTTCGTCCGGGGAAATCCAGTCTACTCCGAAGAGTACCTTGGTTTCCATGCCAGTCTTGCGAGAGAATTTCTTCTCCGCCATACTACGAAGTTCGATACAAACAACTTCATCTCCTTCGACGGCGGGTGTGATAATCCATCCAGAATCGGCAACTCCTCGCAAGTCCTCCGAAAACTTTTTGTTAATGGATTCCAAATTCTGGCAAAAGCCAAAGTGTAGTTTCCGAGCAGTATCGTAAAGAATTCCGCGCTCTCGGAAGAGCCACTCCTTAGCCACTTCCGATTCATACAGTGCAATCTCAAATTTGGCATATTCGTGTAGTGAGTACCTCTTGGCTGGCTTGATTTCGGCTAGGTCTATCTTCTGGAAAGTTCTGTCCGCCAGATTCTTGGTCTCTTCCCAGTCTCCCCCGGTAATCCCTTCTACGATTTTTACTGCCTCACCGAAAGAAATTTTGTCAAATTTTTGGAGGAAGGCGAGCACATCCCCGCCCCACCCACAGCCGAAGCAGTGAGCTACCCAGTCTCCTTTTTCGTCCCTATTGAGATTAAATGACGGATTCTTATCTGGGTGAAATGGACAGACGGCCCAATAACTACTATCTCTTTTCTCCAGTTTCACCCTCTGCGCGAAAACTTGGAGCAGTGCCGGGTGATTCTTTACTGTCTCAGACATTAGCTCCCCGATTGATGTTCTAGATAGTCGTTTCTGTTTTTATACTCTTGATGGAAGTCGTATAGCTTACCAAGGGCCTCGTTAGTAATAAAGGTGCAGCCTACTTTCATTCCGTCTGGATAGCTGATTATCGGAATAGTCTTTACAACCCCGTCCTGTATGTGAACTATCCTGTGTAAAGGCCCTTCCACCCCGAGCTTAACCCTCTCTCCATAATAGGTCAGAGGGACCGTATAAACTTTCTGGTTAACTAGGTACTCCTCGTAAGTTATTCCGCGACCTACACTCATAGTTCCTCCTCCGCGTCTTCCGGCTCCTCGGTGATCTGTTGCTTTGCTGCTTCCATCTGGGCGATAGCAATACTCTCTTGCATACGCTGTTCATACTGCTGGCGTTTTAGAGTATCGATCAGGATATCCGCTCGCTCAAGAAAATTCTTGGCTGCGAAAGGAATACTCTTGTCGTCCACACTAGAGTAGAAAGTCAGGAACGCTTCCGTGACCAGATTCTTCCCGTGGTCCTTGAGAAGTCGAGCAAGTCGAATCCTGTAATCTCCTGTAAAGAATACCCGGCTGTCTGTCTTGTACGCAATATCCCGCTCTACCGAGTCGAGGGCGGGGTTTGATACGGCAGGTTTCCTGTGAGAGATTCCGATCAGGCTACCTACGTTCCGGAGAAAAGCAGAGATAGGCTTCTTCCCCAGAAAATTACTCTGGCTGGAACTCCACTCGTAGAAGGCCGACAAAACTTCGTCGTGCCCGTATTGCTTTACCGCCGTGCTAAGGTCTTTCTTCCACCACCTCTTCTCCTCAAAAAACCCGAGGTTCTCCGTAGAAATCTTCTCGACATTCCCCTCGATAGGCATGTGGTTACTAAGGTACTTATCTACCCCCTCAGTAAGAGAGAAGTTCTCAGAAGTCTCTTCTTTGGCGGGCGGGAAAGGGCTGGTCTGAATGGGGGACTTCGTGTAGGGGGCCACGAACATCTTTTCCACCTTCCGGAAAGCCCCGCCCGCTACCAAGGCTTCCAAAAGAGGCGAGACCCAAACTCCCTCAAGAATCTGCTGATATGTATCACCGATCATCCGATCTCCACTTCTTCGCTAAGTTCCTCGATACTCCCGATATCTCCCCCACGACGGAGATAGTCATTGCCGCCATCAACAAACATTGCCCCGCAAGTACAGGAAACGAAGTCATGGCGATGTGTACTAATTACCACATCCCCGCACTTAAGGCACCTAGCCGCATTTTTAATAATCTTAGTCGTCATCTTCCTCCTCGTCATTGATAGAGTGGACTTTTACCATTCCCCAAAATATCAGGAGGAACAAAAGGAACGCCCCTAGAATAAATAGAAATTGCATTAGAACTCCTTCTTCTTAAAAACAACAATAGCAGTCCCGGAGGGCCGTTCGACCCAGTAAACCACCGTAGCACAAAACAGAGAAATTGCGGGGAATCCGGATAAAAAGATAAAGCACACCAAATCTCCTCTAGTTACATCAAATGAGAATCTCCACGCCTGTATAAATAAGTAAAGAGATAAGCTCCATGAAACCACCCATCCGAGAATAAACCAAATAATCATTAGAACACCTTCTTCTTAAAAACGATTCTAGAATCCCAGGGAGTTCCTCCTATATAGAATACTAAAGAAACCAAGAGGTTAGCTCCGGGGATCAAGGACGCAGACACGCAAACAGCCACGTCGCTCCTATATACATCCCCCATGTATCTAAGAGAAGTGATAGTTACGTACATAGATACTACGACGGACACTATATATATGCTAAAATCCACCAAATCATCAGAACACCCCGTCAATTCGGATCAAACGCTCGCGTACAAGTTCATCGTCCCCAATGCACAGACCTAAGCATGAGCAGGCCCCGCAAATATTTTTCGGGAAGCGTACTCCCGGATTCTGCGGGAAGTTCCCCGCCAGATTACAGGCCGAAATTTCAATAGCTTCCCTCTTCAAAAGCTGCTCTGCGTCGCTTCTGGCCTGATCCGAAATAATCGCGGGCAAGAACTGAATCCTAGTCTTGGTTACTGAAGATATAGGAAGACGGACCCCCTTGAAGATGTACTCAGCAAGGAGAGCCTCCTTCGCGGCTACAGCACCCTTACCGACGATAAGAGCTTTCCTAGATTGGTATTCCTCATATTGGAGTCTACTCTTTAATACTACCACATAACCATCTTCCGTGTCAAGTACTGTATAGGGCTCCCCAAGACCGAGACCCTTAGTAGGCTGAAGGATGTTTACCCACTGCCCGGTGCCGATGGCCGAAATATTTTTGACGAGGACGATGAATCCGACTGTCGATATCCCTGTAGCCCACGAGTACTCACGAAGCTGACGGTCCAGAGAAGCGAGCCGGGGGTCACTAAAGTAGGAATTTTGGGCCGTTTTTAAATCCCAAATTACCTTTCGGGTAGGACTTCCGTTTTCCAGAATCTTGGGCAGTAAAGGATGATCCCACGCGGGTTCGGCCACGATATCCAGATACGCCAGATGCTCTAGACCGTCATATTCCGTTCCGGGGAATAGCGGGGTGACTATCTTTTGCTGAAAGACTGCGCCCTCAAGAGGAAGTTTGGGCCGCTGAATTTCATAAAGGGCTAGAAGTTCCGACCCGCATTTATACAGGTCTTCCCAAGAGCCATCCTTCTCCCCATAGGTAACGTCGGCGTTGTCTTTTTCTCGTAACCAAAGTTGCTTGAATTCGAGAATTCCAGTACCCGGCTCGAAGTTCTGGTTATGGTGAAATTGAATTGCGCTCTCAACGGCTTTACCGAATCCAAGTGCCGCTCGTTCGTCACGCTCGACCCAACCGTTAAGCCTTTTGTGCTGGTATTTTCTGGGACAGCCCCAGTCAAGCCCTCCCGAATATGAGTGCGCAGTGACTTGACGGCCCTTGATGTTCTGATAGAGTATAGCCATTACTTACCCCTCCGGACTTCTTCTCTCGTCATCCACACTAAAGTGTTAATATGGTCCAACTGCGAAAGAACAAGGTGGTAGTAAGATTCGGACACCACACCTATAGGGAAATCCGACCATCGTTTTCCTATGGATCGGATACCTTGCTCAATCTCGTAGGTTAGCTCCTCCGCTAAAGCTTTCTTTTCCGGATCGGTCATTTCATACCTTTCTTAAGATCAGTAAGGGCAGCTTCCAGACGGGCGAGGGTACGAAACCCACGAATCATCCCAATAATTGTTCCCAGCCTGATAGGGTACCCGCTGCTCAAATATTCATCCCATGTTCCGTTCCACTCATCTAACTCTTTGATCTCTTCGCACAACTGCCTGATCTCCTCTTGGCGGTCCCGTGTAAATTCTGTGGCTGCGGATAGAGCCAGATCGAGAGTCGGCGCAGAGAAATATAAATCATCTTCCCAAGAGTATTTCAGCCGGATTTTTACAAACCAGTAGGTAGGCTGAGGCTTTGGTTTCCGTCCCTGCGCCCCGCTATACCCACTACCCGTCTGAAACTCCTCCGCATCCCACGCGGCCCTAACTACCTCTTCGTCTGTCATACATAACCCCCTAAATCAGTGATTTGTGCAATGCCCCGTAATGTCCAGATGTGGTCACAGTGTGTGCATATACCGACTACCTTGTAGGGACTCCCCTCATTCTGGCATCCTCCCATTAGCCTGCCGTCCTTCTCCTGGATAAACTCGATAGAGTGATTCTTCCACAGTTCCTGTAGGCATATGTCGGAACCTTTGGCTTGGCATTTAGGACATATAACCATTTTCAAACTCCTCTCCTTTTAGAGTATCGGGTTTCCAGTGGCGCATCTCATATTCTACATCGTTGCGGATACACCAGTAACAGTCACAATCTACGATGATAGCCGCGCAGCGACCGGAGTTTAGCTGTTTCTCCTCACGCTCGGCAAAGCGTCTCGAAAACTCTGTATTGTAAGCCTCCGCAAGTTTTTCTTGGTCGGTCACACACCCACCTCTGTTTCTATTGTATCACCTTCTCGCTGTTTCACGCTAGCTAAATAACGCGAGGGTGTCCCCCAATAAGAAATATTTAGAGTGCGTTCAGGGCGCGAAACGGCCACATAAAAGGTGTTGGCCTCCCCTTGCAGGTCCTCCGGGGATTGACTTTTACTGTGGGGCAGCACCCCCTCGTTGCAGCTTATTAGAAACACATTTACAGCTTGTCTGCCCTTAAAACTGTGTATGGTACTAAGGACTACACCTTTTCGACTCCTGTTAGCTCCCATGACCTTCCTAACGTAGCTCAGAAAGTCCAGGAGAGAGTCTTTCTTCTCACTTACCCTGAGCAGTTCCCTCAGGCTTGCCACGGGGTCTTTGTCCGGACAGATACCTGACTCCTCGCGGTAATGTTCTAGAGCCTTGAGGTCCCTAAGCAGGTTTGCTACTACCTCTTTAGCAGGTAGCCCCCGGTATCCATATATTTTCCGGACGAAATCTACAAACTTCTTTACTGCCTGATTTTGCCGGTCGTCTCTACTCCTGTAGTTACTAAGGAGTACCCAAGCTGTCTTACCTTGCTTTGTGATTTGTTCCCGGATTTCTTGTGCGACCAATTTTCGTTTGATGAACTGAGTAGGCCAGAACGGTGTTTGCAAAGCAGCCAGTAAAAAGTTGTCTACCGGGGCCTGTACGCACCGAATCCACGCCAGCATTTCTCGAACCTCGGGCTGATCCCAGAAGCCTTCGTCATTCAACAGATAGTGGGGGATTCCCCTTTCGATCAAAATTTCTTCCACGCTCCGGAGGGCCAAGTTTGTACGGGCCAGTACCGCGCAGTCGTTTGGGGGAAGAAGAGCGATCTTGCTGACTACTCCTTCGGCCTCCATAAAGTCTGTGCTGTAGCCGGTAATGACAGGCTCCGGGCCTTGCTCGGTACTTACCGCCTCGAAATGTTCTGATATCTCTGCGAATGGCGCGGCATTTTTGACATAAGACACAATCGATTTTGTGCTTCGGTAGTTTTTGCCAAGAAATAATTTCTGGGTTCCGGGAAAGTAGTCGTTCATGCTAAGGAAGTGTTCTGAAATCCCCCCTCGAAATCCATAAATGGAGTTTCCGACCACTATCCCGTCAGCGATATACGTATGATCTTTTTCAACATCTAAGGAGTACACCAAACCCTCGTAGTGCTCCCTCGTAATCTTGTCAATGACTTCGGATTCGCATCCCCCTACTGCGGGAAGTTTCATAAGTTCGGGAATAAGGTTACAGGCAGATATTTGAAAATAACGAGAATGCGGCCTCCCCCCTACCCTTCGAAACAAAGGAATATCAAAAAATAGATTATGTTCTTCTAAGCAATCAAATCCTCTTTTTAAAGGTACTTGGGCGAATATCTCGTTTATAAGCTCTTGGGTAACTTTGCAGCTTTTGTTTGCGCAATAAACGCTCGTGGGAACCCCAAATTTAGCGGCGGTAACCAGTTCATATCTGTGCGCTTCTTCTCGGGTCTCCCATACCCTGAGAATCCATGCCATGTCTGCTCTTTCTTCGAAGCATCTGCTTGTAAATCCGGCCACCCCGTTTCTATTATTTTTATATATAGCCGCTTTACACATTCCTATTCTAAAACCTAAACCCTCCCGGTACATGATGTAAGTTATGTGTTGAAATCTGCAATCTCTAGACAAAGTTGCCCAAAACTTATGATTAGGGGTTACTTTCGTTTGTTTTCCGCCCGAATGGATTGTAAGTAGGTCTCCCTCATAGTGTCGGGAAGATTTTTCTAAAATCTTTTCTCCTACCATCTTGGAGTAAGCTTTCCTTCGGTACCAAGTGGATACTTTGTCTCCTACAGAAAGAGACTCTATGGGAACGGAAGTCAGATGACATTTGTTTCCTCGGCGTCCTGATCTACTGCCAACCACTTGAACCATAGTTCCGGGGGGCTGGCATTGCCCTGTATCTCCTACAGCCATTAGACTTTTGTTTTTTCTGGTCAAGAGGCTCATTAAGTCCCACTCAATTTTACTCAGGTCTTGCGCCTCGTCCACAAGTATATGATTATACTGCCACTTAGCTCGAATATCGGGGCGCGACTCTAAAATATCAACCATGAACGAGATGAGGTCGTCAAAGTCGAGCACGCCTAAGTTTTTGAGCAGACGTTGGTACTCTTTGAAAGCGAGGGCCGAGGCCAAGTCCTTCCCTGTTCTTTCCGCTATCTGGACAGCTTCTACCGGGGAGATGCGCTTCCGTTTCTGTAAAGAAACATACGCCGTAAAAACTCTGAAATTGATATTGTTTTTTGTAGCCTGAAACGCAGCTTTCATAGCTACCCCGTCCCCCGCCAGCGGGTTGTCTGAGAGGGGGAAAGGAAAGCTGTCAGGGTGCTCGTTTGCAAATTGTAGCGCGAGCGAATGAACTGTGCGAAACTCCGCCGTGGAGGAAGGGAAGAGTTTCGCACACCTGTCCCGCATATTTCTGCCGGACTCGGAGGTAAAAGTCAAGCATAGGGTCTTGCCCAGCAGGGACAATCTTGCAGCCCGATTTACAAGTACAGTCGTTTTACCGCTTCCAGCGCCTGCGTACACCGCTAAATAAGCGGCGGGGGCATCAACGACTCGCTTCTGGTCTTCATCAAGCATCTATATCCTTCTTTATTCCCTGTGGATCATCCTGTTTTGAAGAACCAGTGGAAACTTCTGGCGTTTTATAACCGTTGGGAATTGAGAGCATCCGTATTCAAAAGCGGCATCCGCTTCCGACCGACCAAAACCGCGCACATAGATGCCAGAGTTACAAGCTCCCCGCGTATCGACCCCACCAATAAAAGGCGTACCAGAAAGCATTCGCTCCTCCTGGACCGTGTAGGTAGTGTCCAGGTTGATCCCAGCAGCCGAAGTATAGGGCTAGTTTGCCCATCTTCCGGTCTTCATCAATCGCTGTCTCTAAGGTCATTTCAATCATTTCCTCCAAGGGAGTTAAGTATGTAAGTCCCAATACTTTTATGGTATACGCAGGCATGTGCCATATCGCGTATCCAGGGTCTCTCGGGCGGGGGAGGGTACTGTCCGTACAGGACAAGACTCTCCCACATCTTTTTGTACTCGTAGTCGAGGAGCTTTTGAAGGGCCTCCTCTACATCAGAACGAGTCTTCATCGCGGGGCGGAAAATCAATAAAATCAATGTTATTCACGATTACCTTGGTACGCGACTGCTTTACACCGTCTTTTTCCCACTCGTCCAGCCCGAGTCGTCCGGTAACTGTGAGTCGGGAACCCTTGTCTCCGAATCGAAGCAGAGCCTCGGCGTTCTTCTCCCATACTTCTAGTGCAGTCCACAAAACTTTTTTCTTGTCCCCATATCTGTCATCAACAGCAAGGCTAATGGATACCACAGTTTTACCGCCGTTCGTAGTCTTGGCCTCGGGCTTCTTCCCCAAACGACCACTCAATACTACCAGATTAACACTCATGCTTTTCCTCCTGATATAATAGGAGGTCCAGAAAAACCTCCTACCCGACGCCATCGGGACCACCCAATCATACGGGTTGGGACGGTTAGTTAATATTATCCTCTTTCTGTTGAGGGGCTACTTTGCTCCATTAAAGAGTTCCTTGACTGCTGCGGGGCCTGCTTCTACGGCCTCTTCGATCAGCTTTAGTGTGTTCTCTGCGGTAACAGAAGGTACATACACGAGCTTCTTTCCGTTATGGCGGGCTTCCAAATACCCACTTACCGCCTTAGTCGAGAACTTCTTCTGGGTAACTAGTTCCTTCAGTCGGTCCTGGATATATGTGTGGCGTTCCTGAGAAAGAGTTTCAGGCGCGTCTACACCGGAAGCGGCATTTTCAGCTTCTTCTGAAAGGGGCTGTTCTACTGAAACCTGTTCAGAGAACATTTCCTTCGGGAGGTCTTCGCTGGTAATCTCTGGATTCTTTCCGTTTCCGTTTTCCGGAACATTTTTTCCGAAGTTAAAGTCTGTGGGGCTACTCTTGGGCTGTTCCTTGAACGCCTCCTTCTTGAAAGCCTTCTCCTGTGCGATCTTCCGTGCTGCTTCCGGATCGTTAGGAAGTTTATTCGGGAACTGCGCTGAGAAAGGCTTATTCTGCTGGGACTGAGGAGGAGTAGTTCCTTTTTTGAGATCAGGGGCATCCTCGTCGTCGTCTTCTCCACTAATTCCTAGAAACGGAAAGAGGTCTATACGACGGGCATACGTGATAATTTTTCCGAGTTCCTTCCCCGGACTGATTTTGGGGAGAGGAATACCTGCGGACTGGTCCCACTCTTCGGCAAGCTGAACCTTGGTTGTTTGCCTAAGAACTCCGTCTGAACCCTCCACGATAGGCTGGCTCAGATAGATTCCCTCCGCGTTGAGCAGGGGGCGAACTACTGCGAGGCCATCGGGAAGGGCCGCGTAACTGAATTTCAAATTTCCTTCTTGGCCTGTTTTATCCTTCTTAATAGTCGTAAACTTCGCCTGTGCCCGTGCTAGGGCGGAGGCCAATTTTGCTGTACTTTCGCTCTGTGCCATCAGTTCTCCTTGGTTTCTTCTAATTCTTTTGTGTACTTCTCTATACGATCCAGCTTAACTTTTTGGTTGTGTAGTTTTATGATATAGTCTCTCAGCCAGTTTGCCCCGGAAGTAATAACGTACTGACCAGACTCTGATTGTATCTGGGTTCCGTACCCGGAATGCCTATCCGTCCACAGTTCGTCAAGAATACTCATACTCTCCTCACTCTTTAATACTACCATTGTTCTTGTCCCGTGTCAAGAGATTTCTAACAGTTGGTTTTCTGCTTCTTGCTTTTTTCTAAGCCTAGCCGCCGCTCGTCCCAATGTGGAGGCCAGCACCCTCTCCGGGGAGTATTTTTTACCGCTGTTGGATTTTCTAATCTTGTCACGGGTCTCCTCTGATGGAGTGTAGCTCGTTTTCCCTAGTTTAGATTTTCGTATCTTTTCTCTGGCCTCCTCCGAACAGGGATGTCCCGGCTTTCCTTTTCTCGATACAGACATCTTGTCTCGGGTCTCTTGCGTAACTATCCTATTTCGGTTAGCTGCCGCCAAAAGTGCGGCGTGCTCCGGGGTTCTGGGAGGCATTGGCTTTCCTAAACGGGCCTTGCTTTGCTTCTCTCTAGTTTCCGGAGTAGCTTTCCTTCCTCTGTTAGAGTTTCCTATTTTCTCTCTAGTCTCCTTGTTAGAAACAACACCATCTCCCCCGAGGGTACTGTTATACCCAAAAGACCTCTTATGTGAGGCGAACATCCATATAAAAAATCTCTCTGCCTCGTCTAGAGCGTGCTTGTCCGGACAACTGCACAGAAGAAAAGACTCGAAGTTTTCTGACCCGTACTTTCTGACCGCATTATAAAAATAGGTATTTATAACCGATTTAGTAGTCAGAATCCCCGCCTTAGTAAAATGGTTTTTTACCCTCTTTTTCCAAGTTACAGTAGTTTGTCCTACGTAGATTTTCCTATTTATCTTGTTAAGGATGAGGTAGATACCCCCGTACTCCTTTTTATCCAAACTTTTCACTTTCATTTTGTTTCTCCGTAAAACAGTTCCACAATTTTAGGCACCCACTCCCTGTCACACCCGAGAGTAGCCATACAGTAAATTCCTAAAGTTATCGAGGACGTACTGTTATGCCCCGCACGGTACCCAACCACCCTTTCCGGAATTTTTAGGTCGAGAAGCAGGGACGTGATGTTCCCTCGCCTAAAAGCGTGCGGGGACTTGTACTTAACCCCCGCCTTAGTGCACACCTTCTGGATCATCTTCATCAGCTTTGTGGGATAGCACATTCTGTCGTCCGGTTTCCGGAAAATAAATTCCTCTGGCCCACCAAGAATCAGATGCTTGAGTTCCCGTACAAGTTCGTCCGAGATACATATCGATCTTACTGAGGAATCTGTCTTGGGGGAGTCCTGTAAAAATCCTTGGGATACGTCTCTCCGGATGTGCAGAGTATTCCCTTCAAGGTCCTGTGTTTGTAGCCCGAGGACTTCTCCTATCCGGACCCCTGTTTCGCAGAATAGCATGATAAGGGCTTTGTCCTCCCCTGTAGCCGCTTTGATTAAATCTCTCATCTCCTGGGTAGTATAGAAGTCCTGCTGCTTTCGTCTTTTGCGGGGCAAAGTCAGTCGAGGAAGTACAAATTCTTCGTCGGCCCACATGCAGATACTCCGGAAAACGGAAATGTACCTGCGGATAGCCGCCGCACCTATAGTCATATTCAGCTTACCAATGTACCTCTGGATCAACTTCTTGTCTATACTAGAAATTTTCAGGTGGCCGAATTCCAAGACAAGTTTTTGGATCAAGTAGTTTAGGTTGTAATACGTGCTCGCTTTCTTCATAGAAAGAACTTCTGTCTTATAGTTATCCGCAGCGATCATAAAGATGGAAGACTCTCTAGATTTCACGGCTGTACCTCCCGTGTTACGTGCTTCCCATCTATCATGCAGGGAGCCCCGTGGTCGCTAATCTTCCAATGATATGGTCCACCCTCGAACCAGCAATTATGTACTTCAAATTGGGACGCTGTTGAGAACAGCTTTCCGTCTACCCAGGTGCCAGCATCGTTAACGCAGATAGCGTATTCTCCCGTTGAGCAGATCGCTTCAGGTTTAGGAGGTACTAGCCACTTTGAATGTACAATGTAGCCTGCCATTATCCTGTCCTCTCGCGGGCCGTGTACAAACGGCTCACACCCGTCTGCCAGTGCCAGCACCAAGCAAAGCCACAAGATTGTAAGTAGTATCTTGTTCACGGCTGCACCTTTCCTGCGCGGGCCGCAACAAACGTGTTTATAAAGCCGCGCATACCACCATCCGCTCACTTGCTTTCTTGCTCCATATTTAGAATACCACTATACCCTGCCCGTGTCAACCCTTAGTATAATATAAAGATTCCATACCTTCCGCGCCTAGTAAAAAATCTGATGCCCAAGGAGGAGCCGTTGTCATACACTCTACTAGCTCCTTTACTCCGAGGGGGGAGTCTTCATCCACTTCGGCCACGATTTCGTCGTGACAAGTTAGTACGATCTGGAAGCCCATATTTTTGGCTAGGTGCATTCCGTAAAACAGAATATCCCGGCAAAAAGCCTGCACGATGTTTTCGAAAGTCTTAGCCCCCCTAGTCTCTATACTCGTCCATTGGTGAGTGACTTGCGAGATGCCGTCCACACGGAGATCAGCTTTTCGGTAAGAATTACCCTTACGGGAGGTGGCGTCTACCCACGTTACCGAGGGGTTAATATAGTGCAGAGCGCGGCCCGAGGGTAGCCAGACACAGAGTACCCGGCCCTTCATTTCTAGGCGGATAGGCCCTAGTTCGGCGGTCGTATCGTTTTCCACGACTCTAGCGAAAGCCCGGTGGAGATCGTACCAGTACTGTTCTACCTCTCGGTATGTATTTCTGTAGACCTGTACCGCCTTTTCTGCATACTCTAAGGTAAGTTCAATACCCATATTTTCCGCGTAAGCAAGCAAGCCAGTCTTAACCGAGTTACCCTCTTCATCTGTAGTTTCTTCGCCCGCACTAAGTCCGTACCCGCAGTTATGAACAATCAGGGGACCCTTCTCCGTCAGGATCGTGAACCGACTCCTCGGACCCGAGTTTAGAATGTCGAACGTAGGCACCCCGGCATTGGGACTGTTCTGCAATGATCCTTTCTGGAGAGAATCCTTTGTTGATTTTTCGGCAGACGTTTCCGCACTCCCGGTACTGGGGGCAGTATCTTTCCCAGAACTCAACGGCAGAAAGTTTTTCTCCCAGATAGTGGATGTAGCAAAGGTTTTCTTTATTCCTCCCATTAACTTTTGAGGTAACAAATCGAAGATTCCCTTTTTCATAATGGCCGTCATTATCTTCTCGGTCGATCTGGTACGCGGGCTTGTCATAGTTCTTAAGGGTAAGGCAGTGTCCGATGAAATCGTACACATCCTCAAATTTGCACTGAATCCCCCGTCCTCCGTAGCGATGAGCGGCAGAACCGACTCCCCGGCAGCGCGACAGAATCGCGTAGTACCTGTTCGCCAGCCGGTCAATAAGTTCTCTAGGTTCCGAAAATCTGACGTATACTCCGTTCTGGTCTTCCTGAACCTTTTTTCGGGCACAAGGGAGGCAACGACTTGTCTTACCCTTTTCAAGATTCTCCCTATTGACCAGTTTTTCGGAGCCGCAGACCCCGCATCGGCAAGGGTAACTGAGGTATTTTTTAACCTTCTGAGCGAGTCCGGTAGTAACCCACTCGCCAAATTTATAGCCGACCTCTCGTAGAGGCCACTTTGCGTCACTTCGCACGCTTCTTTCCACCCTTCTTCTGTAAGAATCCCGTGCTCCGGAGTAACATCTACTCGGAGCAGGTTGATAACTTTCTTGTCCCCCTGATACACACAACCATCGTGAGACACCCATTCACCGCCATCCCACAGCTTATCCTCTAAGGTAACGTTCACAATCTTCTTTACCCCGTGGTTGGTAAGGACCATAGTATCTTCACCGAAACATCCGAGGGTAGGCGCTTTAGCGTTTGTCCTAGCGGTCTTATCCCCCGCCTTATACGTCTCCCACAACTCCTCGTAGGTAGCGTGACCATCCATTTGTGCTGCAAAAGCAATATAAGGGTCTCTCCCCTGACGAAACACTTCCAGAAGAGGTTCGCACTCTGTAACCCATCCGGCTCCACGAGCTTCGATAGCGGAGAGATCGGCAATCACGAACTTCTTCCCCGGAGCCGCACACAAAATCGGGCGCAAGGCCGCACAAGCCACGTCTAGCGGGCTACTAAAATTTTTCTTGATTCCCTCATAATCCCCTGATTTTAATAGGGATAAAGCGAGATCGAATTTTCCGCCCACTTCCTTGGATGCCTTCACGAGATTCTGCACTTGCACCAGCCCGGAAGTCATGCGCCCGGTTCTAGCCGCCCCCATAAAATGGAACAATCCGCGAACCCTACCATCTGACATGATAGAAGCCCGGTATGCGTCCAGCTTACTAACCGAACTTTTACTGAGTTGTAGCCTAAGTTCCAGAGCTTTCCGGCACTGTTCATTTAGATCACACTCCCCGTTCAAAGCCCGCTTGATAAAGGGCTTTCCGATAGACAGAAAAGTGTACCCGTTCTGTCTGGCATACGCCAGCACCTGAACCGGGGACTTGGGGTTCTTGATGCCTGTAAGTTCGAGAAACTGTTTGGTAAGAGCCGATTGCTCTTTTTCTACGACTATACTCGCCCCCTGTAGAAGCACCGAGTCCGTGTAGATTCCATAGTCGTTGATTTCTTCTGATAGCGCGAAGTTTTCATATTCCCAGTCCGGAAGAGGAAAGTCCTTTAGCCGGTGCAGGATTTCCCGCATAGCTTCTACGTCCGTTTTGCAGTAATCACAGAAGCGGGAATACTCCTTAACATGGGTATCCCAGTCACGATAGGAAGTCGGCTCAATTCCGAAGAGGGTTAGCTCCCCGCCAAACCGAAGGGGCTTGCAGAAAAGATCGACCATGCTAACATCTTTTACAAAAAATTCGGTCAGCTTCTTGGACTTGATATCCAGAATCTTGCCCACTTTTTCCAGCTTACCGGGCATACTCATAGCCCGACTCAGGATCATCGGGTCAATAAATCTATCAACCGGAATATCAATATCAAAAAATCTTTTTATGGCAAGGCGTTCAAACTGACAATTGTGAGCGACGATTATTTGAAAAGGGTCCTGCAACCCCTGAAGTAAGTCTTCCGGGATAGGACCCTTGTGGCATTCCCATAGCTGTACGTCGGCATCCCCCCACGCATAAGCAAACATGAGGAGTTCGCAGCTAGGATGATCTATGTATTTGTATGCCCCAGTTGTCGAGATATCCAGTTCGTTCCGTGTTTCGAGGTCGATATGCAGAAGCATTTTATCCTTTTGGTTCCGGGTCCACGAATCGAACGTAGGTTAGGAGGATCAAAACCTCCTGTCTTACCACTAAACGAACCCGGAATTTTATTCCTGTTCCACCTGGTCCCAGAAAGTCTTCAGATTTATCCGAATCTTCCCCGGATACCAGCAAACAGTGGGGGCGTTACGGATTGCCTCGTTCAGTTCTTCGATTTTAGTACATACCTCGTCAGGGAGTTCTCCATCTTCCGGAAGATCGTCACACCAATTGTCATAGTCAATAGTGTGAAGTTTCCCCCGCGCACACTTCACTATTTGAACTTCTGCTTCTTCGTTCTCCCCTAAGTCGGCTTTCAAATCGGCCATCCAATCCAAAAGAGAATCTTCATCGAAGAAGTATGTATCATCATTATAGACGCACACCGGCTCAGACCCGTCCCAGTCTTCCACAGGAAGAGCATAGTACTTATCTGAGTCTAGCTTAGACTGGCAAGAATCACACCTAACATGGCCCTTTGAGTATATTTTACCGCAAGGGCAGGTTCGGTGGGTACACCCCGCGTATCTGGCAATATTTTCGTCTTTCCCGTAAAACCTCCCGTCGCTGGCTACCCACCCGCTTATGTCTGTTTTGAAGGTTGCAGCTTCCGGGCTATCATACATGATTATTTTCTCGGTCATTGTGTCTCCCACAACTTGAGTTCTGCTTCCCTGCGCCTAGTAAGTCCGGGCACTGGTAGTCCGCCTGATTTATCCCACCGAAGAATCTGAACAGGAATATTTTCCAGTCCGTGAGACAGCAAAAGTCGGAGTGATCCTACCCCCAAATTAAATCCAAAATCCACGAGGGAATCAAATTGATTCTGGGTAAATGTATGTTCTAGCGCGAGTCTATTTAAGACAGACTCCACGCCCTGTACATCCTTGCTGAGGAGTTCGGCGCACTGCTCTTCTGATATCCCGTTCGGGTAATGTTCCCCCGGAAGCAACAAATGGCCTACTCCGATAGTCCACTTACCGGCTACATCTTGGTACTGTGTTAGCCGCCGCCCCTCAAAAGATTCGATAAATTGTAAACCCGCACTACTGGTTTTCATAGCTGGCTCCCCGAGAATTCAATGCTAAAAAATAGCTCTACTTCCTCACTATCTCTTTCGGCGGAAAACCCTCCCGTGCGAATGTAGACGCTCTTGGGCTTATCAAGCAAATCAGAAATTAGCCCCTCGGCAACCTCTTTTATCTTCTCTAGAGTGGGGATAGCTTCTCCCCACTTCCATCCGGTAAGCACCATATAGGCATGTACCTTCTCGAAGTCAAACTCAGAAAATATTTCCCGTATGATTCTCCGCTTGGCTACCTCTTTACTGATTTTCATAATTCTCTGCTTATCTACATTTTTACTGGTTTTCATAGTAGGTCTCCTCACAAGCCTCCTGAATTTGTTTGATAATTCCTAGCTGTTCCGGAGTGAATGGTCGAGATCGCTCAAAATCCTGTTTGGAATCTGCCTTCAGCCGCTCGGCCCCGCTAGGATTACTTTGCTTATTCGCAGGTAGCAACTTCCGCCAACTTACTAGGACATTTTTACTGGCCGTCTTGAAGTTGGAAGTCATCCAGCCATCTTAGAACATTCTGTCTAGAATTTCGACCAAATACGTAGTCTCGACCTTATCTGGATTCTTGTCCCGAAGAAGTTTGATAACCTGTAGGAAATACGCCGTGTCAACACCAATCAACTGATCCTCTAGAACGTCAATGTCGGTAAGGTCCAATTCGCTGATCTGCATACAAATCTTGAGTATCTGTCCTGCATTTGCGTGCCAGCCGCGAGAAATAAATTTCTTAAGTCGAGCCACGCTGCATACAGGATACTTACTGCCCACGTACACAAGCTGCTTCGCTAGGATAGCCGCGAGAGCTTCCGGCCTAAGAACCAACTCATTATCCCAACTCGTCCAGACGTTAGTCGTGTGGATAAAGTCATAATTCTTGT